TATTATAACAAAAGGCCGCTGCTCTGTTAACTTAGAGCGGGCAGCCTTTCTTGAAGAGCGGGCATGCCTTGCAGTCATCGTAGAGGAGGCATCCCTTCTTGGCCAAAAGCTCAAGCTCAGCCTTCGACTCATCGTAGCTGATGACTTCGTTGTACTCAGCCTTGCGGTACTCTTGGTTCCGCTTGACCTTGGCGTCGTCGATAGGGAGGGGATCTAGCATGGCACCGTTCCTTTCTTTAGGTTACGGCGCTATTATAACAAAAGCCGCTAGCGCTGTTAACTTAAGATCAGCGCCATTCGTAGTGGCCAGGCTGCCAAGTCCTGATGATGACACCATTGACCAAAGTGTCAACATAACAGCCAGGAACCCAGACTTGGACAGGCGCCCTTACGACGCCCGGAGCAGCAATGACTGGCGCTGGAGCAGGCGCAGGAGATGCAACGACAACAGTCTGTGGCTGTACAGCTTGGCCGACAATGGCGCCAACTGTCGCGCCCGCAAGAAGTCCAAGGCCAAATCCTGCATGGACCTCATGATGCGGAGGGCGATGCGGCGCTGGATGCCAAGCATGTGGAGCTGGCCGAGGCGGAGGGCAATTGCGCGGTCCAGGACCATGGCCAGGGTTAGCGGATGCAAGAGCTGCGCAAAGCAGCGAGACAGCAAATATGAGGCGTTTCATGGGAGGATTATAACAAAGTCTTGGATGCTTGTTAACGTAGCGTCGTCGCGACCTTATGGAACTTCCAGTCACCTAGTGACTCCTCAGAGTTATAGAAGCCCATCCACTTGTCGACGTCCGCCGCGACGAACTTCCTGGCGTCTTCAATGTCTTCGACGACCTTCAAGCCGTCCTTGCCGATGTAGCCGGTCTTCGTGTAATGCTCAGGGTCATCCTTGCCCGGACAGCCAAAGAGGACATATCTTTTCTGGTCAGAGGTCGCCATAGCCATTATCCTACTCCTCTAGACTGCGCTTGAGGTCGAGCTTGAGGCGTTGGCGAGCTGAAGCCTTGTCCTTCTTGGTCTTGAAGACTTTGGACTTCATGTCCTTCGGCGCAATGAACCGAGGGAGCTTAGGTGCCTGCTTTCTTTTGAGCGTCTTCATGGCCATATTATAACAAAGCGGTTGCGCTCTGTTAACTTAGGACTCGGACGTCTCTTTGTCCTTGAAGGCTTCGAGGATTGGGCACTTGAGGCTGCACGCTTTGTCGATGAACTGGCATTCGCCGTTAGTCACCTTGCACATAGGCTTGGTGCATGCCGTCAGATAGATCTAGAACTTGCACTTGTCCATAACAAGGCTATTTACCACTTCAGAGCGGTCACCAGCCAAGCTTGTCGAGGATCCAGCCTGTGATTGACTTGCTGCCAGTCAAGAAGAGCATGACATCAATGAAGGCCAGCACTCCAAGGACTTTAGGGGCTACTGTTGCGACTGACGCGAGCATGCTCGTTCCAGCTTGTTCCTTTCTTACGTTCCGGCCATATTATAACAAAAGCCCTAGGTCTTGTTAACCTAAGGCTTTCGGCTTGCTGCGAGGACCATTGCCATCAGAGAGTGCGCTCGTTGGTCTCGGTCGAGATGAGCTTCGCCGACCAAGATCCCCAGACCGCGGCGTCATGCGTACGGACAGCTTCGCCGGTCTGGTAAGTCTGGATGCCACACGCATTGGCCTCGATCGTGTGGTCCCAACTTTCGTTGTCAGGACACTGGCAGTCGACGATGCCCGTGAAGTAGCCAGAAAGGCTCTTGACCTTGTTGCATGAAGGGACGCCATCACCGCAGAAGTCGCAGCCTGTGCCCTTGATGTACTTGAGTGCGCCGTTGCCAGCAAACATGAGGGAGATGAACTTCTCATGAGCCGACTGCGTCGTACCGACGATGTTGGTGTCAAAGCCAGTCCAACAGACAGTAGGGACGCTCCGGTATGCCTTGGAGGTCGTCTTGCCCATCATGTTGAGGATGCCTTCATCGATCCAAATGCGGTGCTCGACCTTCGTCTTGCTGTTCTTGACGTCGATGTAGACCTTTGAGGGGCCCGCTTCGGCGTCAGCGTATTCGACGACCATGGTGCCTTTGAGCGACTGGCTTGCGTAAGTACGGACGCCTTTGCTCACAAACGGCATCTTCGCCGACATGGTGAAGCTGTAGGTGTCAACGACTTCAGGCTCAGGCTGGTAGCCGTAGGCCATAATGCTTGCAGCGCACAGAAGCGCCGCCATCAGGAGTTTCTTCATTTGTTTGGTTCTTCCTTGTTAGTTTGTCTGTTGCGGTCCTCGCAACATCTTCATATTGTACGCTACCATTATAACAAAGCTTAGGCCATCTGTTAACTTAGGCCATCTTGCTAAAAAACAGCTGGCCAGAGGTTTTGCCCTCTGGCCAGCTGCCGATTGATCAGCGTATCGTTGATAGATTGAGCAAGCGTACGCCGTTCAGTCGTTATGTCCTTATTGTACCTTGCCCTTGGACAAGTTCTTGATGAGCTCAACGTCATCCAAGGCCTTCACCAGGTCTTCGTAGGCCAGTTCGTCAGCCTTGATGGTGCCGTCAGTGATCTTCTCCCGGACTAGGCCATCCAGCATGTCTTTGGATCGCTTGATGAAGTAGCTTGTGGCAGCGACATACCGGCGGAAGTCCTCAGTTGCGGCGATCTCATCCTTCTCCTCTTTGCTGACCTGTGCTGAAGGCGAGTCCTTGACCTCGATTCGGTAGGCCTTGTCCTTAGGCTTGAAGGTGACCATGTAGTCCATGTCTGAAGCGGCATTGTGGAAGTGCGCTTTGGATAGGCCATCCTTCTTGAAGTCCTTCAGCTCTTCGCCGAATGCCTTGTCGAACTTAGGCCCGAACTTCTGCTCCTTGGCCATCCGGTACCATAGGCCTTCTGAGTCGATTCCAACACACCAGACTCCGATGAGCTCAATGGTGTCTTCCGTCTTGTTGTCCTTGTCGTTCATAGCTAGACCTTATTTACTGCTGGCCGGCCGAGTGGGTCTGCTCGGCCGGCCGGTTGGATCTCAGTCGAAGGTGTACTTCTGGCCGGCGAAGCTGAGCTCTTTCACCGTACCGAGGTTCAAGGTCCGGTACTGGTGGCCAATGACGCCGGGCTTCACCAGCTCTTCGACGACCATCATGTCGCGCTTCCGGAGGGTCTCATGGCGCTTAGCCGTCGCTTCCGGTTGGCTGAAGGTCCGGCTGTCCTCAAGCTTCTTGGAGCGGTGGATCTGCATTGTCCGCAGCTCGCCAGTCGTCTTCTTGATGAACTTGACCGTGAGGATCTTGTTGGCGATGTTCTCCTCGATGAGGTTCCTGACGAAGTCGATCTTGTCCATTGCGTTCTTCCTTTCTTTTAGGTTTGGTGAGTCTATTATAACAAACTTCCTGCGTTCTGTTAACTTAAGCCTTATGGCTACGGAGGCTCGTCCGCTTCGTTGAGTTCGCCGAGGTCGTCGTACATGTAGCTGTTCATCTGCTGTTTCCTTTCTGCCGTTTGCCGGCTGACGGTGCTATTATAACAAAAGCTGGCTTGCCTGTTAACTTAAGCTTTCTGCTTCCGCTGGAGCTTTGTGAGATGCCTTAAGTTAACGCGGCCCTGAGGCTTTGTTATAATGTAGCCATCGGAAGCACCAATAAAGAAAGGAAGTTCAAGATGCAGTTCGGACGCAAGATCAGCGACACCCTGGAAGAGCACAAGTATGGCTTCTCGTTCATGCGGGATGACACCGGCGGGCAGCGTGTTAAGGCCTTCACTGGCCGCGGAGTGAGTGCCGAGGCTGCCCTGGAGGATGCCAAGGCCAAAGCCCGCAGCTATCGGTCGAGCTACGCCGAGGAGCTGAACCGCAAGGCCCGCGACAAGGCTGCCGCTCGTGGTGACCGGTACCGTCCCTCGGAGATTCGAGTGAGCATCGTCGGCCGCAGCGAATGGCCCATGTGACCTCGCTCGAGCTGAGTGCCTGAGTGGCCCGGCGGCATGCCAAGCGCAGCTGCCGGGCTTTGCATCTTGGCCCAACGCTTAAGTTAACAAGCTCCAGGAGCTTTGTTATAATATAACCATCGGAAGCCAAACAGCAACCTAACTGAAAGAAAGGAAGTTCAAGATGAGCAAGATCAGCAAAGCCCTCGCGGAAGAGTACGCCTCCCTCAAGAAGGACACGGACGCCAAGCTGGCCCGGATGAAGGAGATCAGCGCCCTGTTCCTCCAGGAGCACCAGGAGACTCAGGCTGAGCACCTCGACTTCGACGGCGTCCTCAAGTCCGCGTGGTTCGAGAAGACCACCAAGAAGCTGGACCTCGCCGCGGTTGAGGCCAAGTTCGGCATCAAGATCACCGAGGACTGCTACAAGTTCACCACGGCTAAGAGCCACAGCATGACTGTGGACCGGAAGCTCCTTCTTGGCTAAGCGCCAGGCGAGCTCCGCGGTTGGCTGGAGGGCAACGGCTCTCCAGCCCGTTTTTGCTTTCTGCGGCGCCAAGCCTTAAGTTAACAAGGCCGCGAGGCTTTGTTATAATAGCCATGTCCAGAGGACAAAAGGAGAAAGCCAATGAGGACCTACACTGTTGCCATGATTGACACCCGCAGGAACTTCCGCCGCCTCATCGCGGTCCAGGGCTACAGCTGCATCGACGCCGGCGCCGCTGCCAGGAAGGCGCTCGGCCCGGAGGGCTACGACCGTATCGAGTCCATCCGCTGCATCGGGTGAAAGCTTAAGTTTACAAGCGCCAGCAGGTTTGTTATAATAGCCTCAAAAGGAGATCACCGACATGCCTGACAAAGAAGAGTTCCACTTCGTCCATTGCTCCCGCTGCGGCGCCAGCCTCTGCAAGGAGACCGACACCTACCGCTTCGGCGAGGATGGCGAGCCCGTCTGCTACGACTGTGCCGAAGAGCCTGACCGAGGCTAAAGTTAACAGAGGGCCATGGCTTTGTTATAATGGCCTCGTAACGCAAGAAAGGACCAACCAGATGAAAGCGCTCATCAAGACCTGCACCGTCATCGGCATCATCGTCTTCATCAACTTCCTCATGGCTCTTGGCTCGCCTGTCTTCCAGCTCACGGCGGCGATCATCCTCTTCTGCCTGCTCTACCGGGCAGTCTAAGTTAACAAGCGGCCTAGACTTTGTTATAATAGCCTCATGGACAAGCAAGAAGCAGAAGAGTACGCCAGCCAGTTGGACAGCATCACGCTGAGCTACTGGCATGCCAAGGACTCCAAGGACAAGGCTTATTGGAAAGGCCAGTACCACCTGGTGTGGCTGGCCCTCAAGATGGCCGGGTATAGGGTCAAGCGGAAGAGCATCCGCGACGAGTCCAGGAGGCTTGTCCGGGTTGAGCATACGGCGATCTGCTTGGCTGAAGAGGCGGCTAAGCCGAAGCGTTGCCGCAAGAGCGAGTTCGTCAAGGTCGACATCAGGCCTGACGGCAAGTCCGGGAAGCAGCTGACTGGCCGAAGTGGAGACTGCACGGTCCGGGCCCTTACCTATGCCTTCAAGGGCAAGTACACATACGAGCAGGTCTTCCGCAAGCAAGTGGCCAAGGCACGCCTGGTGTATGGCAACCCACGCAACTGGAACTGCGATGGGACTTGGAACGCTGTCCTTGTGGAGAACGGCTTCCGTCGGATCAAGCTGCACCCTCACATGTCTCAGGACCGCCTGGCGGGAGTCCTCCGGTCGGTTGAAGAGCCCATTGTGACCGTATCAAACAGCCACGCCTCGATCCTCGAGCATGGCCGTACGGTTGACTCTTGGGACAGCCGAGCCAAGCGGATCCTGGAGATCTACGCCCCTGATGCCGTCGCTGACCGAGTCAGCCGGATCCTCTCCTTAAGTTAACAGAGCGAGCGGACTTTGTTATAATAGCCTTGTCAAACGACAGACAGGAACTAGAAGATGCCTAAGAGCAAGACGCCGGCGGAAGCCAAAGCCAAGAAGAAGGAAGCAGCCATGGAGAAGAGCCTGACGGCCCTCAAGGAAGCCAAGAGCATGCTTGGCACTCTCCTTGACGAATGTGAGCGCTTCAACGATGAGGTCGCTGAGCCCGACTGGTACCTGCGAGAGGACTACGAGAAGGCGGTCAAGTGCATCGACTCAGCCCTGCGGGCGATCAGCCTTGTCCAGAAGGCCTAAGTTAACAAGAGGCCGGAAGTTTGTTATAATAGTCACGTCAGCCGGAATACGGCAAAAACCAACAAAAACAAGGAGAAAGCAGAGATGAAGTTCTACAACATGGGCAAGAAGGCGCTCAAGCATGATGTCAAGTGCGGCACGAAGGTCGTGATCCCGGCCGGCACGAAGAACGTCAAGATCGCCTTCCGCCAGAGCCACCTGACCCGCATCGATGACGAGACCGGCAAGGTTGTGAACATGAACGTGTACATGGTTGGCAGCAAGGTGTTCCACGCCTAAGCCAAATACGCTTTCAAGCGACGAGGACGGCAACCCCTCGACTCACGGCCCGCTAGCCAGACCATCCAGCTAGCGGGCCATTTATGTCTCTCTCTCTCTCCTTCCAGGCGCCTTAAGTTAACACGGCCGCGCTCTTTTGTTATAATAGCACTGTCCGCCGGAAACGGCAAACCAAGCAAAAAGGAGAAAGCCAATGCCTAGCAACAAGACCGGAACGATTGCTGACTACTACCGTGACATGACCCCTGAGCAGGCCAAGCGCGAGCTTGAGGCCCTGTATGCCGGGAAAGCTGTATAATAGACCATGACGCCGGTGATGGCGTTACGCTGACAAAAAGCCACCAGTTCGCAGCGGATAGCCAGTCGGAGTACACGAACCACTCCGGCTGGCTTCTTTTTTGCTTCCAGCCCAAAGCTTAAGTTTACAGGAGCCAGCGGCTTTGTTATAATGGCCTCATGAGAGCGAACGTCAAAGAAGCCAACAAGCACCTCCTCAAGGCCATGAAGCCTTGCTACTTCGACCACATCCCGGTCGCCGAGATCCAGGCTGTCCTGAAGGAGCACCAGATCATGCTGGTGAATGAGGACGGAACACCATTTGAAGCCATCTTCTGCGGCCGCTCCGGACATACCCTGATTGACCTAGCGATCTGCGGTGTGTGCGGCGCCGTAGTTGACAACCACAAGCTCTTCCTCAGCTGGTACACCATGCCGAGCGGGCGCTATGAGATCACCACTTACCTGAGCTGAGCGGCTTAAGTTAACGCCGTCACCAGACTTTGTTATAATGCTGCTGTCAACCGAAACTGAAAGGAAACATTAAAATGCTTCGCAAGTACACGAACGAACTGCTAGAGAGAGTTGAAGCTGGAGAGCTGACCGCGGACGAAGTCCTGCGCTCGCTTGTCGATTTCCTGCCTGAGGACACCGTCGAGGAGTTCTGCATCAACGGCGACTACGCCGAGCTCTTCGAGGATGAGGAGGACGAGGACATCGAAGAGGCCGACGACGAGGAATAGCCCAAGCTTAAGTTAACGTCAGCTCGGCGACTTGATATAATCATCTCATCGGACGAACCAAACAAAAGGCCAACCAATGAACCTCAGCAAGACCGACAAGTTCAACTTCATCTGCTACGGCTTCTGCGCCCTGACCGCACTTGCAGCGCTCATCTGCCATCTGGCGAACGGCGGAAGCATCACCAGCACCGGGCATCTCAGCGCGGCATGCGGCTGGGTCGTCGCGATTGCTGAGTCGCTCCATCGCATTGCCGACCGGAATGATGAGCCTTAAGTTAACGCCAACGCGCCAGTTTGTTATAATAGCAACGTAACGGAACACAAGAGCAACACTGAAACAACAAATCACAAACCCAACCGAAAGGAACGAAAGACAATGAACGAGACGAACACGAACGAGACCACCCAGAAGCAGACGAACAATGAGGTCTGGAAGCAGATCCGGGCCCTTGGCAAGGAGAAGAAGGCGAAGCGCGCCGAGGTCGTCAAGGCCGTCGACAAGCTCTGGGCCGACTATGCCAAGTGGCGCGACGAGGAGTGCGCCACGAAGATCGCGGAGCTCCGCAAGTTCATCACAGACCGCCATGACGAGCGCGTCGCCAAGCGGGCCAACCGCGAGGCTGACAAGGCCAAGAAGGCCGAGGAGAAGGAGGCCAAGGCCAAGGAGCGCGCCGAGAAGAAGGCGAAGCGCGAGGCTGAGAAGGCTGCCAAGGCTGCCGAGAAGGCCGCGGCCAAGGCTAAGAAGGCGGAGGAGAAGGCTGCTGCCAAGGCCGCTAAGGCTGCCGAGGCCAAGTAAGACGCCAACCTGACCACATGTTTCCTATGGCCGGTCCGCAAGGACCGGCTTTCTTTGCCTCTGCCAAAGCTTAAGTTTACAGGAGCCAGCGGCTTTGTTATAATAGCCACAGAAACGGAGATCCCAACATGCCAGACAAGGTCTACTTCATCTCGAACGACAGCGGCTTCCTCATGCGGAAGGGAACGCCCAAAGGCAAGCCCATGTTCAGGCAATGCTCGAACCCGGAGAAGGCATGGTGCACAGCCAACCGTGACGAAGCCGAGACCAAGGCCGCTGAGCTGCGTCGCAAAGGCTACATCAACAAGTGGCGCGACGGAGACGGCATCTGCGAGGTCAACAACAGCGACCATATCTTCGACGACTGCCTCGCCCTTAACCAGCCCGCCAATGAGCCGAGCCACTCATGAGCGCCAAGCCAATGGAGCTAACATCCGCCGGCCAAGTGAGGGCCTCATGAGCTCCAAGGCAAGTCTAGATGAAAGCCAAAGCTGAGCGGCCTTAAGTTAACGCAAGCCAAGACCTTTGTTATAATAGCGCTGTCACAAACCTCCAGAAGGAGAACGAAATGCCAAACACCAAAGCCAAGCCCGCAGACCTCAAGCGCCAGCAAGCCAACAAAGCCATTGTCGCCAAGCTCGCCGAAATGGTTGAAGCCCATCCTGAGCTCCGCTTCCAACAGATCCTCCAGGACATGGACATCATCAAGCCTAGCGAGGACCGCTTCTATGAGGAGCCGGACGTCACGCTCTCCCGAATGCTCGACTTCATCGCTTAGCCTGGACAGCAGACTTAAGTTAACGAAGCCAAGAAGCTTTGTTATAATCTTGCCAGAAACGGCAACCTAACTGAAAGGATGAAACAATGCTGAAGCTCATAGACCGAATCTTCTCCGGAATCCAAGACCTGGCGCAGTCCTGTCCCGAGTCCGCTAAGGCAGTCGACTTCATGTTCTCCTCAACATCTCACAACTTTGCCTGAACCAATGAAAGCCATCATCCTCATAGCCATTCTAGCCGTCGCCGGCTTCCTGCTGTCGAACCGCTACAACCATGCTGACCTCCATCAAGACCATGAGGCGCTAGCAAGCCATGTCTTCGCGCTCGAGGCTATCGCCGAAGACACGAATGCCAGAGTCCGCGACAACCAAGCCAAACTCACCAAACTCCTGCAGATCGCCGAATCCTGCCGGAACCAAGACCTTGACCGCTAAGCCTAGACTTCCAATTTCTCCTTGCCCGTGCATCCACGCCTGCGTGGCGCGCGCCTGCGCGCGTTCTAGGAATATCTATCTAGGTTTAAGATATAATAGGAGAAGATAGGATAGGATCTTATTATTTTTAGAAGTCTAGGTTTAGAATCTAGATTTTTTAAGAATCTAGGTCTTAAGAATCTAAACTTAAAGTCTTTAGAAGTTTAACGCATGCGAGCACGCCTGCGCGCGTAAGGCCTAAGTTAACAGAAGCCGGACAGTTTGTTATAATCCTACTGTCGCAAACCTCTGGAACTTAGTGAAAGGACTAAAGCCAATGTCGGAGAACCACGCCCATTATTTGCCCGCCAATCTCCCGCCTAGCATCAAGGCCAAGCTCGATGCCGGCGAGCGCCTTTCTGGACCACTCTTCGTCGGCCAAGGCTTCACCCACTCCGTTGGATCTGACTCCTATGGCGGCTACGTCGTCTCCATCGCTACCCTCCCGAACCGCAAGCCTATCGTCGGCCTTGTCTCCGCCGACAGCGTCATGCACGGCGACTGGACCGAAGGCACGATGGACAACAGCGTTGACCTCGCCCAAGCCAAGCCCGAACAATGGATCACCACCTACGGCAAGAACAAAATCACAGGCGCGCCCAAGTGGTGGTTCTGCAGCGCAACCGGCGACCGCAAGAATCCTGTTGGCTACCGCATCGGCAAGTGCGGCTACTCCTGGAACGGCGCCTACTCCTACCGCGACCCCTCTTTCTGAGGCCAACCGCCGGGCTTCCGAGGCCCTCACCTTCGGAAGCCAATAATTCTATCATCCCACCCGCTCCTAATCCGCTCGGCTTCTCCAGCCAACCTTCCGTGCAACCCAATCCTAAGGCCGGCGAATGCAAAGCCAAACCTTGCGCGCCTGCGTAGCGCGCCCGAGCGCGAAGCCTAAGTTAACGAGACCCCATGCCTTTGTTATAATAGCACTGTCATCAAGCTCCAGAACTTAATGAAAGGACCAAACCAAATGGACAACCCCTACCGCACCAACTATGCCCTCCTCTTCCTCGCCGGCCTTGCAACCGCGGTCCTCGTAAACCTGACTGCCTTCCTCATCGGCATGTCCGTCATCCTCGCCCGCTAACCAACAAGGAATCTAGACCATGACCACTACCCCTACTCCCATCGCCCTTCCCGTAGGCCTTCTTGCCCTCGAATCCACCTCGTCCATAGGCCGCACCTGCATCACCACTCCAGGCCGAGCGCTGACTGGCTGGGACATCTTCTTCCGCCTCGCCGACGCCTCTGGCATGCAGCCCAACGACTTCGGCAACGCCTACGATCCCCTTGTCTGCTGCGACCATGTCATGCTCGACACGCGCCTGCTAGCGCCTACGACACGCCCGAGCGCATAACGACGCGCGACAGGCCTTCCTCGGCTGCCAGCCAAGCCATCCTTCAACCTAGCCAGGCAGCTAGGCGACAGGCGCTAAGTTAACAAAAAGCACCAGGCATGTTATAATACAAGCATGCAGGACAGCCACATCCAAACCTATGAGGCCACTAGCCGGACCCTAGACCCTACCCGGCTATACCAAGCCTTGCGAGCCAGGCAGCTAGCCAACGATCCAGAGGCCAAGCAGTCAAGCTCGCCGGACAGCCTAGCGCCAGACCCTAGCCTGCTGCCCGAGGCCAACCTGTCAGCCAGCCAACCGCGGGTCCTAGGGCCTGGCCGACAGCCCGGCGACCGGTCCGAGGGCTTGTTAACTTAAGGCCTTAAGTTAACAAGGCATGTGCCAGGTGAGCCGAAAGCCTAAGTTAACAAGGCCATCCGGGCTGTGCCCGGCTAGCCAGGTGCCCGGGTGACGCGGGTTATAGGGCTGGCGCCAGGTGTCCTGGACTGGTCGTGGTGTCCAGGAGGTGTCCAGGGGGTGTCCAGTGGTTAGAGTCTGGCGTAGTTGGATGGTCGCGTATGGCGTATGGTGTATGGTGTGTCTCGCGCTTAGCGCTTAGAGAGAGAGTCTGATGTGCAAGTGTATGGCGCCTAGTGTCTAGCATCTGGAGTATGGCTTAGCGCTTAGCGGCATCAATGGCTTTCTACATAGTATTGGCCTAGTCTCTGCATGTGTCCGTCTGTGTATGCTTGCCTGCGTAGGCGATCTTTTTAGTCAGGCCTTGTTTGTAAGCCTTTGCCTTCAGTTGCTAGCATGAGTCTAGATCACTAGCATGTCTTTGGTGTATGCTTCTATGTCTGCTATGGCCTATGTTGTCTAGTGTGTTTCCCTGGGTAGCGGGCATTCCTCCAGGCCTATACCTAGTACCTCTCTGGCGAGGTTCTTCAATTGGGCCTAGTCTTGGCGTGAAGTGGTCATCCTTCTTTTTGCTATGGGCCTTTTCACTGCTGTTGGTTTGGTTTCGGCCCTGGACTGGGAAGCCTGAATTTGAAGTTTGGGGTTTCTTGGCATGGGACAGCTGGCTTGCGTTAAATAAAGTCTAGCAAGGAAAGGCTAGCTTATGAGGATCAAGGAGTATTTGAACGCGGGTGGGTTTCGGCTGGAGAAGGTTGCGGTTGACTTGGACAAGGTTGACTGCATCTAGAAGCCATTAGAAGATGGCATTGGCTGCATTGTCGTCATCTAGGGCCAGAAGTACCCGGTACGAGAGAGCTATGAGGCGGTCTTGAGGGACTTGGCTGGCGAGGGTAAATAATGGCATGATGACGCAACAGCAGTTGAACTACGCCTATTGGCAGAGGATGCGGCAGCAGGAGCTGTACCGCAGGTATCGTGCTACGATGATGGGAGGGCAGTCGGCGCCTGAAAGGTATGTGAAGGTCGCGTTTGCGATGTCTGGCGGAGAAGGCCAGATCATGTGCGAGGGCGTAGATGTGGGGACATCGGGCAAGATGGTCGCGGTTGGTGGAAGTGTGACTGTCGAGGCGAAGCCGGCGCCTGGGTATCGGTTTGTGCGGTGGAAAGATGATGCTAGCGCTGGTGCGGTGAGGACGTTCAGCAATGTCGTCGAGGACACGTCGGCGGAAGTCGAGCTGGAGTACACGCAGTCTGAGGCTGGGCTTTGGACGGAGACTTGGGAGGGCGTGACACGGATCTTTGAGCGGCATCCAGGATGCAGAGACAACTGGGAGCTGCTGAAGTCCGACGGGTCGCATGACCCAATGACATGCGTCGTCTACAACCCATCGCGCGGAGCGTGGATGTATGAGGATGCTGGGTCTCCTTACCATTCGGCGGAGGCCAAGCGGACGGACCGGGCGTTTGACGTCGATGTCCCAGAGGGAGAAGGACGAGTCGCTCGGACGATCCATTTCGTCTGGACGGCTACGCCGGACGCTGCGATGCTGACAGTCAAGGCATTTGAGGATGGCCATCAGGCTGAGTCTGAGGACTTGGTCTTGGAGAACATCCGATATGACGAGGGCGACCCGAAGCGCAGGCTCAGCTACAACACGCCGTGGCTGATGCAGAAGGGCCAGGAAGTGACGTTGAAGGCTTCGGGCAAGAATGGCATGCAGTTCAGCCATTGGGAAGACAGCAGCACGTCGCCGACGCGTGACGTCACAATGGACAGCGCCAAGTCTTTGGAAGCGCACTTCGTCTACAGGAAGCCGTAAGCTAGGCTGAGCTTACGCGCCGAAGTCCGGACGGACTTTGAATAGGGCCTTGAGGTAGTTGGCTATCAAGCCGAAGTACTGAGGCCCATATCTTTTGGCGTCATGCTCGAGGATGCTTGAGAAGGCTTCACGGCAGTCGATCGGGCCTATGGCTTTGAGGCCTTTGAGCGAGAGGTCTAGGAAAGCTTGGGCTGCGGTCTGGAAGCCTTGCTGCCGAGGGCAGGAGAGGATGTAGGCGGAATGCGGCCAGCCGGCGTCATTCTTGACGTAGGTGAAGGCGAGGAAAGGCACATGGCCAGGCATAGAGGTGAAGTCGACGACTACGGCTTGGCATGGCGGCTTGGCGCAGAGAGTAGACAGCTGGATGTTGGCGCTCATAGACTTGTTTCGGCAGCGAGGGTTGCGAGTTCGGCGTGCAGGTTCTGGCAAGCAAGGGCGGCTGATGCCCATGGCACGTCTTCAGCTTGGTAGGAATGGATGGCTTTGGATGCGTCGACGCCATAGAGCATGGAGCATTCGAGGCACGACTTGGCGTAGGCGCTGTGCGTTGCGCATGTGAGGAGCGTAGCTGCATAGAAGCTATGCGGCATGGTGGTGCCATAGTCATCTTTGCATGCGGTGCAGGATTCATAGTTGGCATAGCCGAAGAGCAGGGTGAACGGCGAAGTAGGGTGCTTGCAGTGGATGGCGAATGGCGCAGCTTGAGTGGCGGTGTAGCGCTGCACTGGAGAGACGGCGTCCCAAGTCCGCTTGACTGACATGAACTCTTGGCGCGCCTTGAAGATCGTGCTGCTCTGCTCCCAGGTCAGGCTTTCGGCGGAGATCTTCCCATCACGCTCGGCTGGAGTGAAGTGGCTGCCGGCGATCTCCCATCCAAGCAGCTGGAATGGCTGGATTGCGATGCTCATCTGCCGAATGCCCTCTCAATAGCGTGGACGGCTGAACGCGCAGCATCATGCAGGGCGTCGATGATTGTTTGGCGAAGCAATCCAGTGTTGGCATACATGCAACCATCATTGAACTTTTTGGTGTGGACAGCTGCAACTAGCGCTTCTTCTTTGCTCTTCTTGACGTACTGCTCAGTCGTGACTACTGGCAAGTTTGGGTCTTCGCCTCTCACTGACAGCTCCATGCGCAACTGCGCGATGCTTGACCATACCTTTGCCATGTCTGGCACAGCGCTGTAGCCAATGCCGTCGAGCGACTTTGACGTCGCTTGGTAGGTGCAGATGCAGGCATAGCCGCTTGCGTCAAGCAGAATGAACGGGCTCAGCTCAGAGTCCGAGTGGAGTGGCGGGACGGCCGATGATGACGGCATGCGCGACGTCTGGGTTGCGCTTGGTGATGGCGGCTGCTGTCTGCTAGTCTGCTGCATAGATGGCCTTCAGGCTCTTGCATTGGCTGAAGACGCCGTGTTCGGCCTCTTCAAGGTGTGGAGGGAGCTCGATGATCTCAAGAGCCGAGCAGTTGGCAAAGGCGTAGCAGCAGATCTTGGTGATGCTGTCTGGGAGCTTGACGAGCTTGAGCTTGGTGCAATGGGCAAAGATGAATGCCGGAAGCTCGGTGATGCGCGCTTTGACTGTTGCTCGCTGCAGTCGCCTACATCCGAGGAAAGCCTCTTGCCCGATGCTTTCAACTGTCTTCGGGATGGTGACTGCCTGCAAGCCGCTGAACTTGGCGAGCGCGCCGTCTTCGAGGCGCTTGAGAGCAGCCGGGACCTTAGCGGACGTAGCTGCACGCTTGATGTCATCTGATGTCGCGTACCGGCTTAGGCTAGCCGTGCTGCCAAGCACTTGTGCCAGCACTTCGTTTGGAGTCTGCATCTTAGGCATTATTTACGTCCTGGAGCTGGTGCATCTTCACTGCTAGGTTAGACAGGCGGTCAGAAAGGCGGAAGTCAGAGAGGACTGCTTCTGCCCATAAGATTTCTGGCACTTGGTGCTGCTCGATGAAGTGGCTTGGGTCAAGGCCCGTCTTCAGTTGCGATGTGATGCAGGCCTTAGCGTACTCAGCTGGAGTGAAGGCGTCAATGAGGTGCATCTGGTAGAAGCTGCTTGTCATGTCAGCGTCATGCTCATCCTTGAACTTGCCACATGTGAAGACACTAGAGTCAGCGAAGAGCAGCATGTAAGGCATGACTGGATGGCCGACCTTGACGATGAACGGCCTGCGCCTTGTCCTAGACCTCAACTGGACTGCTGAAGTCTTCCCATCATGGAGGCCGTACAACGGGCAGCTGAAGGCGTTAGAGCAGTCCAGCCACTCACGGTACATCTTGCCATAGAATGCCTTGTGCATGGCGCACTCATAGCTCTCGCAGTGCTCGTTCGTCACGAGGTCGACTTTGAAGCCGAACAAGTGGAAGACCTTGCTTGAGCTATTCATAGCAGTTCTCCTTGAACCAATACCTTCTGGCCAGATGTGTCTTGTTCCACGGATCAACGTGAGCAGGATTGATGCAGACGACATGCGGCCAACGCTCGACATCTTCCAAGTCAGCGCCATTTGCTGCAAGGAACTTCATGCACAGCTCGTCAGACGCAAAGTGCGCAACTGTCTCATAGATGCCGCTTGGCTCTCTTGCCTGGCGCAGCTCATATGCTTTAAGCGGCGCTTCGCTGCACCATCCGCAGACAATCCTGTATGTTCTGTACTTGTGCCTGATCATCGGCTGTGCAGAAGCAGCTCGACTGTTGGGTCAGCTGATATCGCGCCTTTGAAGATCCCTGAGGCTTTATGCAGCCGCTTCAGCTGGTTGATGTAATGGCGGTCAGACCTTCCAGCTGCTTTGCGGATGATTGCAAGCGCATGCTCAGGCGCAATGATGTCTGCTTGTCCCTTGATGCTGAGCGACATGCACGCCTCTCCATAGGACTTGTATGGCTTCACTGCAGCAATGAACTGGCAGATGTCGTTGGCTTCCATCGCGAAGCTGATCAGGCTTGCGTCTTTCGGCGTAGCGACATACCTGTAGCTGCGCTTCGATGCGCCGTCTGGGTACTCCTCAAACTGGAGCTGGCGGATGTAGCGGCCTTCAACCAGGCCTTCGAATGAGGTCTTGCACTGGCCCGGCGGCGTATCAGGAAGGACGGTGTCATGCACATCTTTCCAGGTCACCGACTTCGGCCACGAGTCGACGACATACTTCAGCATCCGCATGTACAGGAGGTCAAGATGCTTATGGGCAAACTGGCTGGTGTCAATCTTGTCGCTAGTCATGACTCCATTATACAACAACTGGGCGTTGTTGTCAACGCCCAGCATGCATCAGGTCTAGCTCAGTTGGATCAGACCTTGAGCTCGACCAGGAAGTGGATCGTCGTCTGGTCTTCGCGATAGACCACCACCTCATCTTCACGGAGGTATGGGCCTTTATGGGCATGCACATGCGTTGTGCCAGGCTTGCGTTTTTGCAGCTTGTCCCATGTCATGCCGCTGCAGCTGCTGATCTCACTTCCGGTGCTGACGTTCAAGGCGCCCTTGTCTTCATCGACAGCGACGTCGAACACCGCCATCAGGCCGACATCAGACGTGCCACCTGACCAATACGAACCACGAAGCGATGTGTAGTTGATGGACTTCGCCGCTTTTGGTGCAAAGTAAAGGCCCGCGCCCAACATTTTTCCAGTTACGTGGGCGTTGTTCTTGAGCAGCAGCCCATTCTTGATGATGTTCCACCAGTTCTCATTGCGCGAGCCGTGGAAGAACATCTTCGGCTCTTTGACGCCGTTGCTGCGGCAGAAGGCGTCAAACTTGTCCTGCGTCGTCTTGTTGATGATCCGCCAGGCCTGCTTGTAGCGAGAGCCAACCATGCCAAGGTGCTTGACGATCTGGTCTTTCTCCTGGTCGGTGACTTTGCGGAAGTCCAAGCCGAACTTCTCCAAGATCGTCTCTGTCTTTGACGAAGCGCCATCGCCGTTTGTCTTGGCCTTTGCAGCATTCGTCTCGAACTGCGTCTTGACGATGTTGAAGAGGTTCTGCTCGCGAGTCAAGATCGAAGGGATGTCGCTGTTGCTCTTGGCGAAGAACTTCGAGACGTCCGTCATCTTACGAGGCAGCGTACGGAAGAGCGTCATCAGCGTATCATTGAAGGACTTGTAGTCGCCGTCCTGCGTGTACAGCTTGTCGATCAGCTCTTGCGCCTTGTCGATCATGGTCTGCGTGATGTGGCCTTCATCAATGGTGTAGTTCTTCTTGATGACCTCATTGGCGTAGACACGCAGCTGCTTGACGAACTTGCGGACATCGACGTCTTGGATGTCGGCAAAGCCATCTGCACCGGTGCTGACTGAGCCATCGTCCTTCTTGACGAGCTCAGTCTGGTCGACGTAGCCTTTCTTCAGCTTGTTCTTCAGGATGCGGTCATACTCTTTGGCGTCATAGTGCTGGGTCGAAGGGTTCTGCCCGCCAATGCGCCCGTACTTCACCATGAAGCCGTTTCCGTCGGTGTCTGGCTGGATCTCATAGAACTTGTTGTTGTTGGCGCTTGTGACGCAGACTAAGTACTTGGCTTCCATTTGTTAGGTCTTTCTGTATGTCAGGTGGTATGCTGCTATTTACTTCTTCAGTGGAACGCTTGCTGATGCTCAGGATTGCTGGCATTGAGCTTGTCGTACTTGAGGACAAGACAGTTGATGATGGAGTCTGAGACGAACGATGGTGTCGTGAAGCTGCTGCTCAGCGCCATGACTTTGGTAATGACTTCATACTGCTTGAGGAAGTGGTCGTACTGCGACGACTCAACAAGGTCAGTCAAGAACCATACTTTGGTTGGAGGCATGAGCTTGAACTTGACTAGTGACTCATATGACCATGTCCGCCAGTGCGCGTTTGCCTGGTATCGCTTGCATGCTCTGATGTATTGGGCGACCAAGTCGACAAAGCCATCTGCGTCGAGTCCGCCTGCCAAAGAGACGTACAGCGACACTTCAGCTCTAGACTCAAACGTCAGCTGTGCCACTTTTGAGCCTCGCTCTCTTCTTCTCGATCTCCTGGAGCGCTCGCTCAAAGTATGCCGTCCGAGCACGGTCTCCGCCATCCCATATGAGCTTCTTCTCCTCACGGAGCATGCTCTTGAAGATGTTCAGGAACTTCACTCCGCTGATCAAAAGGTCAAAGAAGTCTGTCTCGAGAGCCGTCTGCAGCAAGTACTCATTGTTGTCCGGCATGACCTCTTTGTACTGTATCGCCTGCGCATCGCGCTCTTTGACACGCTGGTCAGTGTAGGCCTTGAACTCCCGCGAGTACTTCGCCTGCTCTCTGAAGAAGCCAACAAGCTCGAGTGCGGAGAACAGAGGCGCACCAGCAAGAGCATACCTCATGCTGAACTCAGGCATAGACTTGCTGCTAGTCAGGTGCTCGTAGAGTTGGCGGTTCTTCATATGGCATATTGTATCACGCGGGCGCGTAGAAGTAAATAGTCCTACTATGGCAAAGTCACGCTACTTCAAGTTCTACAACGCCAACCCATTTGGCAAAGCTCTTCCAGACTGTGCAATCCGCAGCACCAGCTTAGGCCTGAACATCCCTTATGCTGAAGTCTGCAAGCGCCTACACTGCCGGTTCAAAGATGGACAAGGGCTTGTACGTGACACCGGAGTCGACCTCTACAAGATCCAGGACACCTTCGACAAGTACTTCGAGGAAGTGGAGAACTTTGACTCTGAGCTGAACCGCCCGCCTGAGTTTGATGACTTCGTTGACCCATTCTACGACACCGGCGAGTTTGAGGACATCAGCAACCAGCCTACGCTTGAAGAGTGGATCGAGCAGTATGAAGGAACAGGCCCTTATCTGGTGAGCCTTGATTCGCCAAAGCGTGACAGCGGCCATCTGGTCTACGTCTGTACCAACACGCCATGCTTCTATGACACATGGGACTGCTCTAAGCTCCATGTTGATGCCTTCATGCGGATCAAAGGGATCCGCGACAACGAGGCGACGAAGAACTACCGCTGACCGAGTTCGGCTAAGAACTTTGACGCCTTTGTGCTGATCACCGACGTGCCGCCAGTCTCAAGGTCCCATGTCTTGAACAGGCCTTGAAGTTGGATGAGGCTGTCTATGACCATTCCTTTGCTGAGGCCATGCTTAGTGCTCATCAGCATAGCATATTCCGCAGCAGTCTCGCAGTCAAGCACCGACTTGAAGACATCACAGACTTCCATTGTGATAGCGCTGCCATCGCCACTCAAGCGCGGCTCATGGACTGGAACTTCGCCAATGTCTCTGGCATAGTTGCGCGTGGCGACATGCCTCCAATCAGCTGGCTTGAAGTCAGAGCTCAATCCGCTGCTCCTTTGGAAGCGCCCAGACTTTCCTCCTGATCTTCAGCAGTTCAGGAAGCTCAATTGAAGTCTTGCCAGTTGCATAGGCGAACTTCAGCATCTTTTGGCCTACTTTTGATGTTGGGTCGTTCTTGAGCACATAGTCCTGCAGCTTTGTGTAGATGCCATTAGGGTCACTGAGCATGCCATACTCGACCATCGCTTCGCACATGATGGCGGCGTGCTCGTCAGCAGATGGCTTCAAGAACTTCAGTTGGTTGAGCGCGGCGAAGAAGTGATTGACATAGTCTATGTTGAGATGCGCAAGCCCGGCGAACAGGTGCGCCAAGAAGCTCTTGTCTTGGAATGAGCATGTGACTCCATTCAAGCTGCACGTCATCTTGTACTTGGTGACGCTCATGTTGTGGTCCAAGTCTTCAGCTTGGGCAATGATGTCTCTGATGAGCCTGTTGATGTGCTGTTTGGCAGTCATGTTCCAATTATAACACAGGCGCAGCTAGGTGTTCTGCCTAATTGCGCCGTTCACTTGTGACTATATGCCTAGTGCTCTTGGCGAGTGTCTCAGCCTTTACTCTCAGGCGGAACTTCTTTTGGCCGTGCCTTGATGGCGTTGATCTCATCCTGGATGTAGAAGATCGCCTTCTCCAGGTCTTCGACCGGATTCCACTTCGAGTCGTACCGGGCTAGGTACTTGATTGCGGAGCCGATGGAGAAGTTAGACTTCCATGCTCTGATCACTTTGATTGGCTCGTACGTCATGTCATCCATGCGGTAGTGTGCTGGATGGTTGACCATGTCTGCTTTAGTCTCGTTGCTCTTGCTCTTCATAGGCATATCATACCACTTCAACGGATGAACTTCGCCTGCGCAAGCAAGTCTGTCTTCTGCTTCCAGATGGTGTAGCCAATCTTGATGAGGGTCTCATTTGAAGTTCCAAGCAGCTTGCTTACCAGCCATGTGACGAACCGGTTGTCCTGGTCATGCAGGATCATCTCTCGCCTATGGGCATCATAGCACCTAATGATCGCAGGCAGGTTGCTCTCGGCGACCCTGGCGAATGCCTCGAACACCGACTTCCGGATCTCATCCTTAGCTTCCCAGCCGTTTGTCATTGGCATGGACTTGTACAGCTTGAACATGACAGTTGGTGTCACAAGATGCCGGTACTTCCTGAAGATGTCCTTGAAGATTGTCCTGACTTCGGCATAGCTGAAGTTCAAGACGATGAAGCTCAGCAAGAATGCGAACGCGCCTTCATTCAGCTCGATTCCCTCGACATCAAGCCGCATCTGCAGCTGGGCATAGCTCTTCAAGCTGTGCCAGTCAAATGCCTCGACGAAGTCGGCGAAGCTGTCACCAAGCGCATGCTTCCTTGCGTCATCATTGAACCTGATGTTCGCTTCATCTAGCAGAAGCCAGTCTGGGATGTTGTATTGGCCAAACTCTATCATAAGGCGTCACCGCAGCGCATTACACGATTGAGGACATCTGGGCGCTTGGCCGCAATGTCTCTGACGACATCAGCCTTGTTGGCAGACTCAAGCAGGTACAAGATGCAGTCTTCATCTAGCTCTAGGCCAGCGATTGCCATCCGCATCAGCAGCTCGCTTGCAGTCTTGGCTTCATCAAGCATGAGCGTCAGCTCTTTGAACTGATCTGCGCCAGCGTAGAGCCATTCTGTTGCCTGTTTGAGGCCGCATCTGCTGCAGCAAGAGTAGACGACCGTTCCATAATGCTCCATGACGAACTTCGCCATGTACCTCTTCTCTTCGATGAGGTCGCTGTCTAGCAGCTGCTTTATGAAGTTCGTCCTAGTCCTGCCAGCAGTGGCGTCAATCTTGGCAAGCATCAAGTACTTGGTCTTCGCTGAAAGCTGCCTGAAGAAGTCAAGCTGCCAGATGCGGTCGTCAAACAAGCTGTACGGCGCCATCCCATGGATTGGAAGCGACGCGACTGTGCGGCCTTCAGCAAAGCTCGCATCACCGATCAGCATGCTTGGAACTTTGGAGAAGTCGCATTCGCCGCTAGATAGCTGCTCCAAGAAGCGAGAGTCGAGGAACTGCTGGGTGCTCTGCGACATCTTCGACTTGTATGGATGGCTCTCCACCTTATGGTTCTTCAAGAAGCGCCTGAACGGATTCTTCACTCGTTCATGCACCGGCGCAATGCACATCTGCCAAGCGAACTTTGCCGCCTGCTGGTGGTTCATATGCTCCAGCAGCTTGGCCATGCGTTCGACATGTTGCTCTTTTGCCTTGCATGCAACATCCGCTTGGAAGAGCCTTCCACTGAGCCAGCTCTTAGCTAGGACATCAACAACCTGCCGGTCTGTCAAGTTCCCCAAGAACCAGAAGACAGAGTCCAAATTGGCTCCATCTTCAATGATGCGGTCTAGTGTACGGTGCAATGGCATGTCCATGACGCCATTATACCACAATCAGCAGTTCTTGTCAATAGGTGTTCATGGAGTAGTACTGCCTGTCATTGCAGTACAGCTCTCCGAGGCCGTCAAACTCGCCGACGCCATGGTACTTGCGCATCTGGTACGGCCAAAGCGACCTGTAGTCGAACTCTGTCCGGTCGCCATCTTTGAGGTATGCTCTAAGGCGCTCTCTGATCGCAGCCGGGTCATGGCTTGCAAGCAGGTCAAACTCCTCTTTCCGAACTTCGGTGGTGAGAGTCTGCGGGTTGACGATCAACTTGAAAGCCTCGCCATTCAGCACCTTGCAGCGACTGCTTGGCTTACGGTCAGGAACGTCTACACACTTGAGGTGGAAGAAGCCATGCACGGCGTCGCGATGCCTGCTGAGGCCAACACTTCCTTTGACAGGCACGCAGATGCTGAACTCCTTGTCTCCGTCGCTGAACGTCAAGTCAATGTAGTCAGCGTACTCGCTCTCGTCGAACTTCAAGTCAACGCAGTTGAACTTCTTGTAGACTGGATCGCTGTCATCAAAGAAGAGCGGCCTGACTTCCATGATGAAGTCTCGTACGAGCTTGGACTTGAAGTCGTGCTCATCATACGCCCGATGCAGCTTGTCAAAGCGCTCAACTGACAGGCATCCGACTTCTATGCTCTTGTTCACCTCACTGGCGCAAAGGCTCAAGTAGTGCTCATGCAAGCCGCGGAGAAGAGTCTCATGGCGTTCCAGCAAGTCAACGCACTTCCTAAGGTCGTCGATCCTGTCAAGTACTGAGACCTTGTCATCAAGCAGCTCAGACTCTGCTTTCCAGGTGTCGTGTATGAAGCCTTCACAAAGTCGGTTGACCTTGCTTGAGGCAAGGCCATCTGCAGTCTTTGTCACCGCATCAGCTGCTTCACTGAACATCCTGTTGATAGACCCACAATCAATCACACGGCTGCTCGTCATAGTTGTCTCCAGGCTTCATCCACTTGCAGTACCGCCCATGATGATGGCGGTCAAAGAACACAAACTTCCATCCTTGCTTGAACTCCATCACAGCTCGGACTGGACGATGCTCATTCTTGATCCCAGCCGCGCCAGCCACTATCCACCAGCTGTCAGTAAGCGGCTCAGGCTTGTAGGAGTCGTCACCGCTGACAGACGCCATCATCAGCTTCTTGGCGTCGTACTTTGGCTTCACTTTGTCTGCCACAAACTCCACTTCTTGCAGGCGAGTTACGACTTTCCCGTTAGCATCAAGCTCACGGTATGTAAGCTTGACTGGAGGGAACTTCAAAGATGGTGATGTCATCTGCTCAGTACTCATCATCACGTCCCTTGCTAGGCTTGAAACGCAGCTTCTGTCCCCACTTGCAGAAGTTCTCATTGCCATCTGCAGTGAGAATCCACAAAACCGGGTAAGGAGGAGGATTTTCCGGCGCGTCTCCAAAACTGTCCGTCATGTAGATGAAACAATCACTCACGATGCCATGCTGCTTGACGTAGTCGAATGGCGGGCAGAATGACGTTCCGCCAAAGCCTTTCCACTTGAAGGACTTGACGTCATCAATGGGGAACGGGTTGGTGTCATCATACTCCTTGTAGTCCGACACTTCCGCATCACACTGGATGAGATGGAGCTCATAGCCACCAAATGTCTTGAGGAGAGACACAAGCTCACTCATGAACTTTGGGATGTCTCCAGTACAAGAACCAGACGTGTCGATCGCAACGGTGACATTGATGCGCTCTTGACGGCGGGACTGCAAGTACAGGCCATTGTAGACATGCCTGCGGCTTGGAGGAAGCCAGCGCCGAGACCCGTTGTAGCATGAGGTCACAAACTGCGATAGGACTTCCTGCCAGCGGATCTCCGGCTTCTTGAGGTTGTCCACAATCTGGGAGATATGGCTAGGAAGATGCCCCTGGATGCGTTCACACTGCTGAGCGGCAGAGATCGCTGCCTCTCGCACCTTCTCAACCGTCGACTCGCTGATGCCAGGCTGGTAGTCAGGGTCGAAGCCGACGTCGCCGTATTTGTCCTTGATCGGCCATTCACCTTCACCATTGCCATTGCCGCTGCTGCCAGACTTCTTCTGCTTCTTCTTGCCGCCGCTCTTGTTGTCGCCATCCTGGTCATCTTGATCGTCTTGGCCATTGCCATCCTGCTGCTTCTTGCGAGGGTCCTTCGACTCTTCGGAGACATGCTCCTTGTGCAGATGCTTGTCGAACTGGCCAGAAAGCTGCTTGTGGCTCTTCTTGCTCTGAGACTCGCTGCTTCCATCGCCGTCATCAGAGTCGTCCGACCCATCTGATCCGCCAGAACTTCCTTCATTTGACTTGCCTGACAAGCCGGCAGCCTTCATCATCTGCTTGCGGCCGCCCTTCTTCTGCTGCTGGAGAAGCCACTCATAGCACTCTTCTGCCGACTTTCCACGAAGCTCTGGAGGCTGCACGACGCCATCTTCAGGCATCTTGAGCTTGTCTTGTGACAGGAGGTTGTTGACCTCCATGTCAGTTGCGATGTTGAAGATCTCCTGCTCACGGTTCTGCAAACGGGCAAAATGCATCAGGATGCAGTGCCAAGTCTCATGGGCAAGGACGAACTCCTGCTCGTCTGGCGTAAGGCCAGACCAGAAGGCGATGTCACAGTAGATGTTGGTGCCATCGGTGCAAGCCGTCCTGACTCGCATGTCTCGGACAGGAACAAGGTCCATCCGCATCAAGACGCCGCCGGTGAACGGGTACTTGAGAAGCAGCTTCTGCCGGTTGACTGCCAGCAGAGACCGCATCTTCGACTTCAGCTCTTTCAGCTCTTCAGCGCTAAGTTGTTTTGCCATAAAGCGGGTTGTCCTTTGATTGGTGTACGGTGCTATTGTACTACATGCAAGGCTAAATGTTAACCCGGCATGGCGCACTCGCGCCAGAGGCCGGGAGAACAACTACAAATCAGAGCCGCTTAGAAGCGGTAGCGCTGGCGGAGCGCCTTGCCATGGGCATCGGACCACTGCTGGTACATCTTGTGCTGGAAGAGGTACTCGCAGGCCTGGTCGCCAGGGAAGCTCTTCGTGCCCTGCATAGCAGCCATCATCGCCATCGACGCGAAGTCGGAGGAGAGCGCCATGCAGATGCGGTAGAAGCCATCAACGCGACGTGCCTGGTCATCGTCATTCTCGCCGCGCCAGACGAGGTACGTCATGGCAGAGCAGAGGGCGTAGATTCGGTCAGGCTGTGTCGGGATGACGATCTTCGCCTTGGGGTCAGTCATCATCTGGAGCACCGAGCCGAAGTTCTTGTTGATCTTGTGGAACTCGACGAACTCAACCCCAGCACGGTTGCCGACAAGGCCATACACCAGCGAGCGGATGAGGCTTTCGTCAGAGCCATGGAAGATGTTCAGCATACGGCTGACGCGCTCCCAAGCGCGAGGCGTCGGCCAACCACGCTCCAAGTTCTCGCCTTCCTGGTGGAACAGGTAGTTCGGACGGAATGCGATGAAGCCGGTGACAGACGGGTGGATGTCGTTCTTCTGCGCCCAACGAGACCACTGCTCCCAGTTGGACTCAAGCTCGACGTGCATGAAGCGGTTTGCAAGAGCCGCAGACATCGTGGTGGCGACCGCACGGTCTTCGACACGGTTGCCGGCGCCGACGATGTACCAGCCATCAGGGATCTTGTAGTTCTCACCAAGACGGCGGTCGAGGATGAGCTCATACGCAGCGACCTGCAGCGAACGGTCAGCGGCGGTGATCTCATCGAACAGGATGATGCCACGAGACTTAGGGTCACGAGGAAGGTCGCCAGTGATGAACCACTCGACGGACTTGTCCTCTTTGTTAGGGACAGGCAGTCCCTTGAGGTCAACCGGCTCGCGCTGTGCCAAGCGGATGTCAATGAAGCCGATGCCAAGCTGCTGGGCGACCGACTTGATGACTGTCGACTTGCCGCAGCCGGGAGCTCCCCAGACCATCAGCGGCGGAATGGTAGCCGCATCTTCTGGATGCTCGGCCAAGGCGTTGCAGTTCATCTTCAGGATGAGGCCGAGCTGCTCAGCCCAGATGCAGTTGTGGTTGTCGATCGCGGTTGCGCTCTTCTCTGTCTTGCTCATAGTGTTCCTTGTTTGTAGTTGTTCTGTAGCTTGATGGAGACATTATACAACGTGCCGCGGTTCTTGTAAACTTAAAAGGCGCCGTCCTTCCGGAGGCGCCTCAATTGAGCTCAGCTCTAGCTTGTCCTTAGCGCGGTGGCAGCCAGATCTGGCAGCAGTTGACCTCATAGCCAAACTTCCTGGTCAAGAAGTTGTACACAAACGTCTCGACGACGTCATAGTAGTCAGCTTTGCCTTCCTGCGACCAGATTGCCTCCGGCAGGTCCAGCGTGAACTGTCGTGGAAGCTGGTCCGCGTACTCATGACGCCCACGGTAGGACCGGACCGGCGTCCCGTCGAAGGCGATGTTGGTGATCAAGGCCTGATAGCCCTGTTCAGTGTCTGTCATCATTGCTCTCTCCTGATGGAAAGTTGGCGATATGCCACGGACGCCCGCGGCTAGTTGATATTGTACATGCCTCAGCCGATGTTCTTGACCCGGAACTTCTTGAAGAAGTCATTAGTCCGCAGGAACTTGAGCAAGTACTCGATCAGCTCTTGCTCAGAGACGATCTTGTAGTTCCATAAGTCAACGCCGACGTTCAGGTTCAAGACACGGTGCTCTTCGTCAATGGTTATGACCTTGCCAGAATGCCTGTGCCCATGGACATGGATGTCACCAACTTTGAATGTTCCAGCTGCCCTAGAGTCATAGGATGGGTAGTGTGACACCGAGACGTCAGGGAACAGCTTCCCAAGGCTTGTCCGCATGCTCTTGCACAGGCATGGCGTCTTGTTGTTCAGGTCGTGGTTGCCTTGCAGGTTGACGAATGTTGGCTTGATCTGCTTGATGTACTCTGCTGGGTTGACCTTCATGCCTTCGACGCCGCGGTCATCGCCATACTGGCAGAAGTCGCCGACATGGATGATGATGTCTTCTTCCTTGGCGCGCTCATTGCAGCTCCTGACCAAGGCGGCGTTCATCTTCTCCACCGTCTTGAATGGGCGGTGGCTGTACTCGAGGATCTTGGACATACCAAGATGGAAGTCAGCTGTGAAGAAACGTCGTGCCATAGGTCATATTGTATCACGCCTTGGAGCTGCTGTAAAACTCATCTGCCAGCTTCTTGTCTTTCGTTGAATCCACCAAGTTCTCCGGCTTGAGCGTCTTGTTGAGCTGCTCCAAAAGGCCTTTCTGCTCGGCGGTCAAGTTGGTCAACGGCTCAATTATGACTCTAGCCACTAGGTCGCCAACGCCTGAGGCACTCTTGATGCCGCCATAAGGTACTACAAGTGGATGCCCAGCGGTTGTGCCTGGGCTCATCTTGGCCTTCTTGTAGCCATACGCCGTAGGCACATCTACATCGCCGCCAAGCGATGCTAGCAGAGGCGATACATGCAAGACAGTCTGCAAGTCGTTGCCCGTTGTGCGCTTGAAGAGGCCAGACTCGTCTTCTCCTACGATGCAGACGATGTACATGTTCCCATCGGCTCCTCCGCAAACTCCACACTCTCCTTTGCCGGCAAGCCTGAGGCGCGTTCCATCGGCTACTCCCTGTGGGATCTTGACTTCGACATCTTTACGGACTTTGAGGCGACGCTCTCCATTGCACTTCTTGCAGACATGCGCGCTGATTCCTGTTCCGCCGCAATGCCGGCATGTTGTGACTTGCTGCATGAAGCCAAACGGCGTGCGCTGCTGAGAGACCTCTTGGCCAGACCCTCCACAATGAGGGCACTCTTCAAGCTTAGTCCCTTTCTCAATGCCAGTCCCGCCACAGCAGTCGCACGGCACAGTCGCACTGACTTCAAACTTCTTGGTGCAGCCATAGAGCATCTCTTTGAAGTTGATCTTCATGTGGAGCTGCATGTTCCGCCCATCTACTGGAGCATTGACATCTGGCATCTCCCGCTTAGGCTGCTCTCGATGCATTCCAAACGGGTCAAAGCCAAACCCTCTGAACTGCGATGCCTGGCGCCGCATGAAGTCGCGCAGGTCATCGTCATCCATTCCAAAGCCGTTTCCATGAGGCCCATCAAAGCCGAACTCATCGTACTGCTTCCGCTTCTCCGGGTCAGACAGCACTTCGTATGCCTCGCTGATGGCAGCAAACTTGTCTTTCGCAGCCGGGTCATCAGGATTGCGGTCAGGATGGTGCTTCATCGCGAGCTTGCGGTAGGCCTTTTTCAGGTCATCCGCACTCACGTCTTTGCTTACGCCAAGAGTCTTGTAGTAGTCTTCTTTCTGTGCCATGGCTTGCTTGCCCATTCAGTCTCAGTATGCCTATTCTACACCACCTGCCACCAAATGTTAAAGGCCGCCACCCGTAGGCAGTGGCCATCACCAACCACAAATTGGTCATTTCCTCACTTGGCAGCCGGCTTAGCGACTCCGTTGAGCTTCTCCAGCGTCATCGTGTTGATGAGCATGTTCAGCGGATTGGATGCAGCCTGACCATCGGCTCCACCAAGAGTCATCATCGTCGGGAGCTTGAGGCCAGCAATGCCCTTGCCGAGGTTCTCCCACTTGGCCTTGGCAATTCCAAGCTCGAGGTCAAGCTGGGCACGCTGCAACTCAGTAATGGCGCCGCTCTTCTCAATGGCGATCTTCTTAGCCTCAGCCGTAGCGATCTGCTGTTCCGCTTTCAGCTTGATTGCCTCAAGGTTAGCCGCTTCAGTCTGCTTCTGGATCTCCGCGACCTCACGGAGCTTCTCCGCTTCGATCTTGGCGACTTCCTTCTGCTTCTGGACTTCAATCGAGGCGACTTCCTTCTCCTTAGCGGCCTTGATCAGCATCTCCTGCTTCTCAAGCTCCTGGACAGTCACTTTCTTCTGGGCAGCGATCTCCGCGAGCTTCTTCTCCTTTTCAGCAGCCTGGACAGCATTTGCCATTTCCGCCTCGGCCTTTCCTCGCTGCTCAGCGATCTGCATCTGGTAGTTCGCTTCGACTTTCACCTTCTCAGCTTCGAGCTTCTGCTGCTCAGCAAGAGCAAGGCGCTTGGCAAGGTCAGCTTCTTTCTGCTTGGCGAACTGCACCTGGGTCTCATTGTCGTACCGCGGCAGTCCAGCACAAGTGAAGCTCACAACATCGATGCCTTCAGCAAGCAGGTTAGGCTCATGGACGATCGCATCATGGATCTTCTTGGCGAACTCTGGGAACTTCTCCACAGACTCCGACGGCGTGTACTGGGAAGCAATGCACTGGGCGACAGTCTGGAGTGATGTCCTCACCTTTGCCCAGATCTTCTCATCATCGCCTTCGACCTGCTGGTGGAGCCTGATGATCTGCTCGTCATTGGTCGAGTCGATCCGGTAGCCGATCTGGCAGTTGAGCCGCGCAGTCGTCTTGTTGCTGAACTGCATCTCGATGGCGTCGCGCTCTCCCTCATTGCAGATCTCCACACTGGCTTTCGGGTACTCCCAAATGCGCGGCCAGGGCCTAGCATACCAGCCACCATCGCGACGGACCTCAATGCCGCCATCGACATTCTGGATGATCTGAAGGTTCTGGACGTCGTTGACATGAAGCATCTTGAAGAACCCAATAAGCGCGAGGATCCCACAAAGGATCACCGTGATGAACACTCCTGCGAATCTGTTAGTCATAGTCTCTGTTGTCTTTCTGTTTGGTGTGGTTGGTTAGTTTGGTCAGTTGCTGCCCTTTTCTGCCTTGCTGGTGTCCTTGCCGTGGATGCGGAAGAACTCCTTTATGCCAAGGTAGATCACCTGGGCAGCGAAATAGATGAATCCGGCGCTGAATACGGCCAACGCCAAGCCGATGATGATGCGTGCTAGCATGTCAGTCCTTGTGGTTTGTGGTGTAGATAGGCTTCGGAGTTGGAGTGACATCTTGGTAGCCCATCCTGTTGAAGAGCTTGTTGAGCTCCTTCAAGTCCTTCGCATAGATGAAGTCGCCATTTGGCATCTCGCAGCAGCAATGGGTCTTCTCCTCTGTCACTATAACTCTCATTGGTTCCATTGTATACCTCTTTAGAGCAGATGTTAAGCCAGAACTGAGGCCAGGTACTTCGATGCGGCGCTCATGTCCATGGACCCTCGGAATGGCGCCAAGGTCTTCATGGCTTGGCCCATGTTCTTCTTCACCTTCTCGATGCCGGCATCCTGGAGGGCCTTCTGGATTGCGGCCTCCATCTCTTCCTGCGTCATCTGCTTCGGAAGGTATGTCTTGAGGACTTCAAGCTCAGCCTTCTCCTTTGAGCTCAAGTCGGTCCGCCCAGCAGCATCAAACTGGCTGATGCTGTCTTGATGGCTCTTCACAGCCTTCTGCACCGCCTTGATGCAGGCTTCAGACGTCACCGGCTTGCCAGCATTGATGGTTTGGTTCTTGATGTCGGACATCAGAGCGCGCAAGCAGTCCCGCTTGACCACGTCTTTGGCAAGCATGGCCGTCTTGATGTCGGATTGGATCTGGTCGTATAGTTCCATTGTTCTCTCCTATGAGGACATTATAATATGGAAGCAAGTAGAAGTTAAGCCGCCTAGCTGACAGGCGGCTCCTCGATGCCATCATTCTTTAGCCTCTGTCTGGTTGCTCAGCAAAGAGGGTGGCGCGCTAGTCCTTCCTGCTGCCGCACGCCGTAGCAGCACATGTTTCGTCATGGATGGTTAGTTTGGTTTGCAGTTTGGCATCTCAAATCTAGGTCAGGCCGCGAGGACCTCAGAGACCTTTGCGTAGCGCGGCGTGTCAAGCATCTCCTTGAGCACCTGCCAGGGGTCAGTGCTGTTCGACATGACCATCTTGAGGACGTTCTGCGAGTAGCCGCTGACAAGGGCGACTCCAGCTTCGTTCTGCGTCAGAGGGATCGTGCCGGTCCGCGAAGCGACATTCCAATAGATCAGGCGAGGAAAAGCATAGCCAGCGGCCTTGAACTTACGGCCAATCTCCTTGAAGAGCGCGGTCTCATTTGCGCTGTAGCGGCCAGCTCCATAGCTGTAGGTGCCCTGATTGAACTCCATATCGGAGACGATGAGCACATCAGGGATGTCTTCTTGCTTGAGCTGGTTGTCAACAGCAGTCTTCAAGATGAGGTCAAACACCGCGGCGATGTTGGTACTGCCGCCCCAATCCATGCGCTCGACCGTGTTGAGCTTCTGTGCAAGCGTCTTGCAGTTCTTGAGGCTGACAAGAGCAGGGCTGTCACTGAAAGTCATGACCTTGTCCGCGAACGGGCCAGTCAGGTGCTCAGACGTATAGATGCCAAGCGCGATCGAGACATCAATTGCACGCATCCTCGACTTGTTGTCGACCTGTGTCCACATCGATCCAGACACATCAGCAACCGTAAGGAGGTTGCGCTCGAGGTTGACAGCTGGAAGCGCCTTCCAGAGAGCTTCGAGCGTCGCATCAGGGCGAGACATTCCAGGAGTGCTGTACTTGTAGACGATGTCCGTAGGGAAGTTCGCTGCAGAGTTGATCTTGGCTTCGCCGGACTCGACCTTGTCAAGGAACTTCTGGCGACCCGCAGGGTCATGCTTCAGGAACGCATCCTTGTAGCGGATGTTGGCCTTTGAAGGGACGCTCTGGTAGTTGATGTCAGTCCACTTGTTGGCAGACATCTTCTTCTCCACGACGTCGATCTTCGCGCGGAGCGAAGAGAGCGCCTTGCGGTAGTTCTTAGGCTGCATGCCGAACGCCTTGCAGAGCCTGTTTGCAAGCGCCCTAGTGGTATCGGACGAGGTGTTGATCGAAGGCATCCACTTGGCCAGCAGCGAGATGCTAGGCTTGCCATCAGCGAGGTCAGCAATGTCCTGGTGGAACTGCTTGCTGATGAACTGGATGACGTCATCTTCAAGCGAAGTGTCCATAAGGCAGAAGAGGTCATCATAGCGGCCGTACTCTGCAAGAAGAGGAATGAGCTTCAGCGCGTCTTCCTTGTCATACTGTGCCAGCCACTTGAACATGATGCGGAACGACCGGCGCTCACCAAGACCACCACGGACGTCACGGAGCATGAACATCCAGCGGATAGCGTACTCTTTGTTCTCCGCGAACGCTTCTGCGAACTTGTGCTCGATCTCCTTCTCACCGAGCTTGCGCAGTGACGAGACTGCGAAGTTGAGGTCAAGCAGCTTCTTGCCTGAAGTTGCGTAGCCTACTGCGCCATTCTCCGTGATAGAGACTTCTGCTGCGAGCGTATTGTCCAGTGCCTTAGCGAATGTGTCGTTCATATCTGTTTCCTTTGTGCACGACGCGCTTGTTTTCCAGTGGTAGTGGGATTGTGTTCGTTGCTGGGTGCGTCGTATGGTTGTATTGTACACCAGAAGCCAATTGAAGTTAAGCCAGCTTTCCAGAATGGAGGAGCTTAAGGGCGGAGTTGACTTTCGATGCGATGCCGTCCGCATTCTTGGCGTTCAGGTATGTGTAGATGACGTGCTTCCGGATGTCAGCATCAAGAGGTATCATGGCGCCATCAACATAGTTGCGCATGTCTAGGATCTCAAAGTAGAAGTACTGGCCGCCGCGCTTCTTGTTCACATACTTGCCGTACTCGATGTAGGGTGACATCTTGTCCTTCCCTCTGAAGCTGATGATGCTGACGTCGTCGATGTCGTCGTTCCCAACATTGGTCGGCTTGTAGTTGAGCTTCTTCAAGAAGTCTAGCTTGTCAATTGGTTCTGCCATAACTATAGTATTGTACGCGCCTGGGCGTAGGGTAAATAGGCCTAGACATCAGCATACAAAGGAAGCATACAATGGCAGTTTCATTCAAAGAGGAGTTCAAAGACGTCCTTGAGCCTGAGCGCAAGATCACTAGCTTCGGCATCAGCCCACTAAACAACCTTCAAGAGCTCCGCTTCTACGCCGGCGGCCACAAGTTCAGCCAACTCTGCGGCTTCAAGTTCAAGTCGAAGTTTGACTCGCCTGTCGCTAAAGAAGACCCATACTTCCAAGTCTCCTTCGTATGCAAGCTCCGCTCTAAGATCTGGCGCGAGCAGAACACCAACACCTCTCGCTGGTATGTATTTGTCCGCACAAGCCCAGTGCAAGTGCGTGTCCTCAGCAAGAAGACGCTGCTTGAAGAGTACGGTTTTGACTTGGACAAGTTCTTCGACTCAGACCTCTTCAAGAAGTTTGTCCCTCAGTTCCAGAGCGCTGTGAAGAATGGTGTGGAGAAGATCATCCCAGAGTTCATCGACCGAGAGCTTGTCGCTAAGGGTGGCGAAGAGAAGAACAAGGTAGAGATCGACTTGGCAAAGAACTACCAGCGCGCCATCAGCGATTCGATCCCTTACATCGCCAAGACGTACGTTGAGGACAAGAACTACACATTGAACGACCTTGACTTCAAGTGGAAGTGACCGATGAACGAGTCGATCCTAGACAAGCCGCAAGACGGCCTTTGCCCAGAGATATGGGAAAAACAGCCTGATGGCAGTTGGACAATGCATGATGCCGTCCGCCAGAAGCTCATCGCTTTGGCAGTAAGCGTCCTTGAGTCTGCGCATCTGCCAACACACAACATCATCTTGCGCTTGACCGGGTCGCTCACATCGAACTCCTACACACCGGTATCTGATGTTGATGTACACATTAGCGGCTTCAGAGTCAGGGAGTTCCAAGAGATGACATAGAAGCGCATCAGCGAAGTCCTAGATGCGATGAAAGCCGCTAGCCATGACGATGTCTTCATTGGCCAGCACCCGATTGAGCTCTACTACCAAGTGAGCGAGTTCCAAGACTTCATGTCGGTTGGATGCTATGACCTACTTGAAGGACGCTGGGAAGTTGGCCCGGAGATGACCGACAAGGAGTTTGACCCGTACAGTGAGTACTTCGACGTCGACATGCGCGGAGTCAAGTCCATCATGGCGGACGTCCGCAACACTATCCTCCGGCCGTATGAGAAGCTGGTCGCCTACAAGAACAGCTCAGACCAAGACTTCAGAGATGAGCTTGCAGTCAAGATCACTGCAGACCTAGAAGAGGCGGTCAAGCTGTTCGAGTAGCTGCGGAACTACAGGAAGGTGTACAGCAGCCCTAAGAGCAGAGAAGAAGCGCTGAAGCGCCGGAGCTCGATGAAATGGAAGGTAGCTGACTCAACATTCAAGCTGATGGACAAGTTCGGCTACCTTGGAATCATGCGGGCCTACAAGCAGGCCCTTAACTCAGGCATCCAGCCGGACCAGTTCCCAAAGTTGGCCGAGTGGTTGCTTGGAAAGATGAAAGAGACAACTATGAAAGCACTTAACGACAGTGAGTACAGCATAAGCCTTGATGAGTCACAAGTCGACGAAAGCGGCGACACCATCAAAGCAGCTGTGCTTGCGGCGCTTCTTGCCATCCCTGGCGTATGCGGAGCTGAGCAGATCAAGCCGGCTCTCAACAGCAAGCAGCCTCTAGCAGCAGTTGAGCAAGTCCGTGCCAAAGCAAGCCCTAAGGCATCCTATAGCGGCTACTCATACTCCCATGCCACCAACATTGTTGCGTTGACCCTCTTTTGGGAAGCCCAGAACCAAGGCAAAGAAGGAATTGACCGTGTTGCGTCAGTCCTCTTGAACCGCTGCGACGGAGATGAGAAGAAGCTCCCTCTCGCTTGCCTCAAGAACGCGTACAGCTCAAAGGCAAAGCGCTACGTCTGGCAGTTCAGCTGCTGGGATGAGAAGGGGATCCACAAGATCCAGCGATCGACGCAGCGTCCAGGCAACTACCGCATCTTCATCCCGCGTGAGGTGAAAGCTGGAAAGCAAGCCTCAATCGACGTCTGGAAGTACTGCAATGAAGTCGCAGTCAAGCTCTGCGACGGCAAGTTCAAGACGCTCGGAGACTGGACTGAGTACTACAACCCCGCTAGAGTGACACCAACTTGGGCTGACGAGCTGACTTCGGTCGAGACCTTCGGCAACCACAAGTTTGGCATCCTCAAGCGCCATGCGGCTTACACCTGATGCACAAAGAAGAAGTAGACCGCCTGCTTGACCAACTGGAGTACGCCGTCAAGAGCGACTCCTATGTCCTGTCCTACAGTGACATTGACTCTATCATCAACAGGCTTGACCGCCTTAGAGAGCACATCAACGCAACCTATGGAGCAAGAGGAAGATGAGCGACCAGCTTTCAGCAGATCCGGCTCTAGATGAGCCATTGACACTCATGGACTTGCTCAAGACGCCTGATCCAATGCTCTCGGTCCTCTACCCGGATACGCCTCCATCCTACTTTGCAGACAAGGGAGACGTCTTCACTAAGCCAAAGAACCCAATTGAGCGCTACCAAGACGCTCCGATCAAGCCTTACATCAAGACCCGTGACTTCAACAACAGCGAGGACGAGCCATACCTCAACAAGCCAAAGCCTGGCATTGAGATCGGCATTAAGGTCTCGTTCTGAGCAAATGGGCGATCATCATGTCCTTGATCTCACTCTGCATGTCAGGGAGCTCAATGAGCTTTCCTGATGTTTCGGTGAGATGGTTCAAGTAGAGCTTGAACTTGGCGTACTGCGGAACATAATGCCCATACTTCAGCAGGTACTCATAGAGGTTCAGCTGGAGTGCGTAGTGGAAGAAGTTGGTGTCGTCGACATGGTCAATGGGGTCTAGCCCATACTTGTCGTACTTGTTCTCCGTGTCGATCGAGGCATTCGTCTTGTGGTCGATGATGATGTACGTCTCAGGGTCTTTCCTTGACTTGGCGAAGAGATCGATTGTTCCAGCTATGCGAAGGTCAGGGTCAAAGACGATCTTCTCTACCCCAAGGATGTCTAGCTTGTTCCTGAATGCAGTCGCCATCTTGACAGCGTTCTTGAAAGTCGCAACTTCCTTGGCATTCTCCGCGGTGTTCCGTATCTCCCGTCCTAGCTCAACGTCTTCGCAGACTTCGTGGCAGCGTGTGCCAAACTTGCATGACGCCGCTCCTTTGGCTTTCCATTTGGCCTGGATCTCTTCGACGGTCAAGCCTTCGCGCTTGGCGCATCGAGCGGTGATCTCGCCAGTCGGGTCGAATGGCTGGAAGAACTGGCCGATGAATCCGGTGCCACTAGTGTACTGGATCTCCTTGCCATTGATGGTTGACGTGTAGCGGTGGCTGAGCTCTTCAAAGATGATCTCGACTCCCGCAGGGTTCTTGGCTTTGCTGCATGCTGGCATAATGGTCTTATTGTACCCAGATGGAAGTAAATAGCCAAGATGAACGCCCAACAACTCAACTATGCCTACTGGCAGCGCATGCGGCAACAGCAGCTGTACCGCGCCTATGTCGCAGGCGGATACGGCCAAGCACGCAACTCCTATGACAAGATCGCCAAGGTGTCGGATGACTGGTTCTTGAACTACATCGAGTACGACGCCAAGAAGATCAGCCCGGACAAGGCTAATGCGGTGTTCAAGACTCAGCCAACTGCAGTTGCTGGAGGGATGTGCACAGGAGTCCATAAGGGCAGCATGCATCTCCGCCAGCTCGACTGGTACTACAATGAAGAGGCGGAGTTCATCATCCGGATGAAGAAGTGCGTTGAGACTGGAGTCTTGTACGACAGCATCGGCGTCACAGCAGCATCTCCAAAGCTGACTTGGCAGACCGTCAAGGACAACATTGAGAGCAAGCGCTACAATGAGTACTATGACATCCTCCCATATTTGACCGTCGATGGTGTGAACGAGCGAGGCATCTTTGCCCAAAGCAACGTCGTAGAAGTCAATGGGATCGAGCATATCAACATCAATCCAGGCAAGATTGACTGCTGTTGTTCAGTTATGCTCGTCCGCTTCATCCTTGACCATGTTGGGAGCATTGATGAGCTAGAGTCTTACCTCGGCAAGCTCCATCTCTACAACGCTCCGCGTGACAAGATCGCCTACAACAACCATGTGCTGGTAGCTGACAAGCTAGGCAACACCAAGATCATTGAGTTCAAGGAGTCAAGCTTTGAGGTCATCAGTGGCTTCAACGTCATGACGAACTTCAGGACGAATGGCGGCTTCCATACTGTTGGCTCTGGCGCTGCGATCAGCGCAGACTGGTCATCCATCGAACCAAATGGCATCGGTGTTGAGCGTTGGGAAGCTGGCGCGCGCTTCGTCAACTACCGCCATAGTGGTGACCTTGAGAGCTTCAAGAACCTGCGTAACGTCCTCAACTACACTAACGCCTACAGCAGGCCTGTTGTCAAAGGCCAAACTTGGCTGACAGACAACTTGTCTGGAGACTTGACCGTCAGCGATGCGCTTGACTACCATAACGGGACGATACTTCCTGAGCGGAAAGCCGTCTATGATGCCGCATTGGATGGCTACAGAGAGATGTATGACACCCGCTCCCGTACCGATGGGAACAAGACATGGCTCACCACTCATGGCGCCATCTATGACTTGGCGAACCTGTCATGCAACATCCAGACACAGCAAGACACCTGCTGGAATGTCCAATTTGATGGGACGGTCACTAAAGACCAAACTGCAGCTTGACATCAGCTTGCGACTGAGAAGGCGAACTCCTTCTTCAGCTTAGGCAGCATGTCACTAAGCACAAACTTTGTCCGCGAGTCTCGAGATGGGACTTTGAACTTCGATCCAGAGACATTGGCGTCATGCCTGTAGTAGATGAAGGCGCCAGGCCAGTTGAACTGTTTGAACTTGATGGCACATCCATAAGCGGCATTCACTTTCTTCAGGTGGTCAGCGACTTTGACGTGCGACATGGAGTATGGGTTGATGAAACTAGTGTAAGGCAAGAAGCTGCTGTCTGCAATGAGTGACTGGAACAGTGCGATGTGGCCAACTGATCCGTAACTGTTCATGTAGTCATAGAGCTCTTTTGTCTTGGCGACGTAGACAAAGCCTGTAGTGTACCCGCATGCACCAAAGCCTTTCACTTCAGCAGCTTCAGCTTGCGCTTCAGCCGCAGCGCCACTCCAGATGAAGTCATCATCGTCGATGCGGGTTGCGATCATCTTTGACCCTGGCTGCCATCTTGCCTTCAGCTCTTGCTCAAGGCAGCTGTACCTGATGACGGATGCCTTGAATGGCATTGGAGCAAGAGCCTTCTGCAGAGCTTGGACTCGGTCTAGCGCCAGCCAATCATGAACCGCAAGAAGCAGCTCAAAGCTCTTGTTGGTCTGGTTGGCTAACGATGGAAGCAAGTTTGACTTAAGCAGCTGCAGGCGCTGCTTGTACATCTGGTCTGAGAGCAATGTGCCGACGTCGAATCCAAATGGCGTGCACAGGAACCTAGTTATGATGATGTGCTTCATAGGTAGAAGTTGTTCTGCTTCAGGAGCTCAACCTTAGACTCGATGATCGCCAGCCTCTGCGCTTCAACACATGGCGTCTCATAGGACTCATGCATCAAGTCAGCGATGAGGTAGTAGACTGCTGCTTGGCGTGCTGTGTCGATCGCTGCATGTTGGCAGCTGTTCGGGTTGTCTCCAATGGTGTAGACGAAGAGCGGCTCATCCATGACAGCAAGCGACTTGCACTTGTCGTATGTCCTGAGGCTCCAGATGACGTCGTTGAACCTGATGCGGTCTGGGATGAACTGCGGGCAAAGCTCCGTCTTAACACAACTAGTCGCCGGTTGGCATAGACGGACAACATCCTTGAGCGCATGCCCGTCAAATTTGGCAAGGCGCCGCACTCCATCACGGACATCATATCGGGCGCACTTCACCAAGTCAGGCGAACCGGATGCGATGATGAGCTTATGCAGATGCTCTAGAGCAGTGTCCGAGACATAGTAGTCGTCGCTGTCCAAGAACAACGTGTAGGCCGCTCCAGGAACATGCCTAAGTGCAACATTGCGTGCGCCTCCTCCATAGGCTTTCTTGTCTAGGAGCTCGTACTCGACTTTAGTTGGCCAGTTGGCTGCAATCTTCTTCAGCAACTCCGCCGTGCCATCAGTAGAAGCGTCGTCGACTAGCACAACTTTGAAGTGCTTGAACGTCTGGCTCATGATGCTGTCTATGCACCGTTCCAGAAAGGCTTCGCTGTTGAAGGTCGGTATGATGATCCTGAAGAATGGAGAGTCATCACCAACCGCATACGGGACATTCAGCTTCCAGCCAACATAGGACTCAAGGTATCTGGCGCGCGACTGCATGCTCCTGTTGTCTGTGCAGAGGCCTCCATTTCTGCTGAACCTCAGGTTCTCCAGCAGCTTGACCCCGTCATTGGCGACTCTGACTAGCGGGACATTGTTCTCTTGCGCCCAAACAGCGGTTATCTCGTCATCCCCAAAGTTCTTTGGCCTAGCAAGATACAATGACTTCCTCAAGCCAATCTCCTTAGGGCAGCACATCGCGACTCCCATGCCAACACGATGACAAGGAAGGTCAGTGTCGTAGTCTAGCTGGAACAAGTGGACGGTTCGGTTCAAGAAGCTGATCCTGCCATTGGTGATGCCGTTGTAGACATGGCCATGGTATGAGCAGATCGCCTTCCTCCCGTACTTGTCGACTTTGGCCTTCAAGCTTGCAATGTAGTTCGGCGGGTAGTCAATGTCGTCGTCCACAGTCGCGTAGTAGCCATCAAAGTCGCCGGCCCAGTACATCTTGTTGTTGCATCCAAGGTCTCTGATGCCAGTCTTTGCGTTCGCCAGGACAGTGATGATCTTCTTTGACTTAGGGAGCTCAGGAGGCACTTCGTCATAGCCATTCAGGCAGATGCAGAGCCTGTCGCACTGAGGCAAGAGCTCAGCTACAGCGTTCAGCAGTCCTTGCTTGCGCTGAGGTTGAGATGCGATCGCGACTGTGACTTCATTAGTGGCCATGGCAAGATATCCTGAAGAACTGGTTGTTGATGCTGAACTCCGATGTCAAGTAGCCAGGAGCAAAATGGCGCTTCCAGCAGGCATAGTTGAAGCTGAGCTGGTCACGATGGCTTCCTTTGATGAGCTCTGTTGCCCAAAGGTTGTCTAGCAGGACGCAGTCCGAGTCATTGTGCCGCCGAAGCATGATGTTCGACTCAACCATCCCGAGGTCTTTTGGGTACCCTTCGGCTTGGTATCGTGCCATTTGGGATGAGACTTCTTCCGCACTAGCCTTGCCAAGGTCAATGCATGCCTGCGCTTCGGCATAGATACAATGCCTGCTAGGATGGATCCTAGTGTAGAATGGTGTCCGCTCAAGGTTGTACTGCTTGATGAACTTTGAAAGATCACCAATGATAGATATATTCCCGTCTACCCAGATCGAAGTATCATACTCTCTTAGGTACCGGTGCGGACAGATCTTCACAACACGCTGCTGCTTGACCAGCGAGAGGTACCGCAAGTCTTCTGGAATCTGGCGGAACTGCCAAACCGGCGCACATGCTGGTCTGTCGCTGAAGCAGATGAAGTCAATGCCTTCACACTCAGCTGGGACATGGAGCTTGTCATAGCCGCCAGTGATGCACGTGTAGCAGACGATGTTGTTCATGCCTTGTTCCAAATCTGTTCACCGTACTGATCAAGGAACTTGAACAGGTCACACTTCCAGTTGTCCATATCACCATCGCCTTTGCGCAGCGACTCGGTGTTCTTGTCATAGCAGCTCAAAGCGGAGTTCAGCGGATAGTGTATTGGCTTGAACTCAGTCTTGATTGGGACAATTGTTGCATCGACAGGCACCACTCTGGTCATCTTTCCAGTGTACCAGTTGAGGATCATGTCAGCAAACTCAAACCGGCTTGCCATGTTAGGAATGCCTGTACAGCCACCACATATGTTCACAATGCCTCGCTTGCGCTGGTAGATTGCACGGAGAAGCATTGTGCAGAAGCGCTCGGTCGATGTTGGTATGGACATCTGGTCATCAGGAACAGCAAGCAGAGGGTTCTTTGTCCCAGGAACAAGCTCTCCAAGCGCTTTCTTCATGTTCCGGACGAACTTGTGGACAAAGGACTTAGACTTATGCTGGCCATAGAGCCACGACGTACGGGCAATGCACCATCTTCCAGACGGCATCGCCAACCTTACGTTCTGCTCTCCTAAGAGCTTATGGAGGCCATACTGGTTCGTTGGGAACTCATCTCTGCGGAGCGTGTTGTCCTCGTGTTCGCTGAACTCAGAGAAGACATAGTCCGTCGAGACGTGGATGAGATGCGTCTTCTTGAACTCACAGGCTTCAGCAATGTACTTAGGCACCAGCGCGTTCATGATGTAGGACTGGTGTTCACCATCTCCTTCCGCGGCAGTCGTGTCAGTGAACGCTGCACAGTTGATGCAGAAGTCATAGTGGATTGACTTCATGAAGTACGCAGACAGAGCGTAAGGGACATCCAAAGAGATGTCCTTATGCGTCAGCCCGGTGACGACTCCAATCTTAGACTTTGGCGTAGCTGCCATCTTTGACAGCATCTCATGGACATCGTGCCCGAGCATCCCATCAGCACCAAGCACCAGTATGTCTAGCTTCTTGTTGAACATGTCAGAACCTTATCAACACATCTTGCGGCTTCAAGTCTCGCATCGAGCTTGCAAGCCATTCCTCAAGCTTCTCTTTCGACCCAAACCGACGTATGTCATTCTTCCGCGTCTCGCGTCGTTCCGCTGCAACCGTTCGGACAAGCCATCCAAGAGCATGCGGACTTTGTGCTTGCCATTCGCCAACGTTCGTCTCAAAGTAGCAGACAAGCGCATTTGGGTCGCACGTCTTCAGGTAGTCAATGAGCTTCTGCACAGTCAGCATGTTCTTGACACACCAAGCACGTTCTTCAGCCTTAGTCCTGAATGGCCAGCCGCGAGGCTTCTTGGCATCGCTCATCGGTACCAGACCTTTCCTGTATCCTTGTAGGACTCTAACTGCTCTTCCATCCAGGTGTCATAGTCTGCACCATGCTCATCCTTCTCTGACAGTAGGACGGTATCTTGGCCTTTAAGGAATGGCTCTAGCATCTTCGCCATGCCGCCGCCAGCAGCATAGTCGGCCTTAGCGGCTTCAACAAACCGAGGCAAGACCGTCTTGATGCCAACACACACTTCGCTGTCTTTGTTGTATGCAGCACCACCAATGTAGTACTGGAAGATGTTCTTAGTCAAAGGCGTACCATCAACATATTCCGCCGGCGAGTAGAAGCCGTGCAAGAAGCCGCGAGGGATGAAGACTTTGTTTGCGACCTCGCCACTCAAAGCGAACAACTTCGCTGAACCGAACGTCTTTGAGTCTGGGCGTGCGTCGATGATGAAGTCATAAATCAGTCCAGAGACGCATTCGACGAACTTCGACTGGCAGTAGATGCCTTTCTGGGCATGCAAGCCACGGCAGACATTTGGGATGGACGTAGACCGATTGATCTGCCTAAGCCAATGGAGGTCAGCAAACCAGATCGGGATGTTGTCAACCGGCCATTGCCCAAAAGACTTCATGACCTCGGTGAACGAGCCTCTGCTGTCCGCATTTACCTTGGGCATGATAGAAAACACTTGCGACATCTCGTCGCCCTCAACAGCAGCGAACTCCGTGCAGTAGTGGATGAACTCAGAACTAGCCATGGCCATATTGTACATCAGCCAAGGTACTGGTCATTCACCATCGTGCTGTTCCTGAGCTTGCGGCATTCTGGGCACATGAATGCGTCGTACCCAACGACAGACATGTTCTGGCAGGCGCTCTCTATGGTCACGCTCTGGCCAGCCTTAACCTTGACCTCTTTCACCAGCTTGTCGAATGTAAGCTGGACGTCAAAGTCTCGCCGGAAGATGACTTCTGCCTTGTCCTGCTGCCTGATGACCAAGTTGTTGATGCCATACGTAGGAGCAATGAACCCTATGCCAATACCTTCGGTGAAGATGAGCCTAGCGACAGACTTGAAGTAGGCGTGGCTTCCAAGAGGAGTTGCAGCAATGAGGCCATCTGCCATGACATTCTCCATGTACAGGCGGCCATTCACTTTGAGGTCAAACCTAAGGCATGACGTCAAGTCTAAGTTCTTCAAGGTGAGCTCAGACATAGCCACTTCAGACCAATCTAGCCCTCCAACCTGGCACCTGATGAGTGGCTGGACAGTGATCTTGAAGCTCGCATCAGCCTTTCCAGTGCCAAGGAAGTCATTCAAGATGTTGGCATGCTTTTGGCACAGCCCATAGTTCCTGATTGGAGCTATGGCTTTCTTGAAGTTCTTTGCTCTTGCCTTAGAGAGAAGCGTTCCGTCGCCGCCATATGCGATGGCAATGGACTTGTTCTGCTCTTCGAACTTCTTGATCAGGCTTTCTGCGGTATCACTCATCATCGCTGTAGTAGAGGAGGCTCATGTCATCGTGGTGCATCCAGCCTGTGATGTCTGTCTTGCAGTGCGCTCGGACATCAGCGACAGCCTTTGCTCCTAAGATCTGCTCAATCGCCTTCTCTAGGCGCTTGCAGTCGCATGGATCCGTCTTCAGGAACTCAATGCTCTCCCAGTCCGGCTTCTGGAGAGTGCCTTTAGCCGTAAGCCAACCAGCAACATATCCCCATTTGTAGCCCTTCTTGACTCCTTTGAAGGCCATAGGGAATTGCTCGTTCAGCGCCTTCGAGTCGATCGGACGAAGGACAATATGCCAGCCATTCCTTGTAGGGACTAGGAACGCGTCGTCCGGTGTCTTTCCACAGGCGACTAGCGCATCCTTGACATAGTTGAAGACATCATCCTTGGTGACGCCATACATCTCATCATTGTCCAGGTCGATGATCCACTTCTTGTCGCGGCTCTTGTGCATGCGGCACAGCGCTGACCTGAGGATGTGCTGGAACTTGATCGTAGGATTGTCCAAGCTGTCAAGGCAGAGCTTCAGCAAGTCAATCATGCAGTCTCTGACGGACCTAACCTGCGGCAAGATGTATGCGCGGGCATGATTTGACCTGCAGAGGTCGATGATAGTTGAGCGCTTCTTGTCATAGTACTCAACCGAAGACACCTCATACGTCTTGATCAGCCGGTTGGTCTCATTTGATCCATACTCAGTCCCGCGGACGTCTTTAGCACGGCGCAGGATCTGGATGATGTACCGGTCATAGGTGTCATTGATCTCCTTGCCGTCCTTCTTGCCACCGGTCTTGACTGCTTTCTTGAACTCAAGGTGTGGCCGAAACAAGTCAAAGTTGTCTATCGTCATGGAACTATTCTACACCGCCGGTGAGCAAAAGTTAAGCCGCACCCTTGCGAGCGCGGCTCTTTGATTCATAGAGGATAGCGCTTAGTCCCAAAGAGACAAAGCGTTGTCCTTCAGGTAGTTCATGACGCTATTCACCGCTACTTGGCAGCGCTGGCTGATCTTGTCGTACTGCAGACAGTCATATGTCCCAGGGTAGATCGGGAGAGGATAGTCTTTAGCCATGCCAACGGTATGGTCAGCTTTGTCCTCGATGCCATGGTTGGTGTACCAAAGGACTAGCTTGCAGTTGAGGACAAGGCGTTCCAAGTCGGCTTTGTAGAGCTTCGAAGCGAGCTTGTCGACTTCATCCGGATAGAGCTTCGCGAGCTGGCCATCGTCTTTGCCCTTTGCCTTCTTGGCGACGTCTGGGTTCTTCTTGTTGTACTCAGCTCTGGCGCGCTCGACGTACTGCATTGGAAGGCCGTGCGAGTCGTAGAGATATGGGATGCGCTCGATCAAGTCCAAGAACAGCTGGTAGCCTTGGTTCCAAGTCACGCGGTCATCGTATCCTCTGAACATGCGCTGGAACGCCCACTTGATGGTGTACTTGAGGTCGCCGAGCATAATGAACGGCCGCTTGATTGCCCACCAGACAGTCTCATACCATGGCTCTTCATTGCGCCAAGCTTCGAGCTGCTCACTGAAGTCATCATACTCCTTGCGCTTGCCATCTTTGCCTTGGCAGATGATCCCACTGGCGTAGTCATAGTAGTACTTGTACTGCTTGTTGGCCATGCGGATGTAGTCCTTCAGCTCCTTAAGAGCCTCCGGATGGCCTTTCGCCTTGAAGCGCTTCATTGTGACCTTCTTGGCCTTGCCGGTCTTAGCATCAGTCTCGATCCTGATGATCCGGAAGTCACGGAGATCTTGTTCACCGCGCTTCTTGGCCGCGGCAATGCTCTTCTTTGCTCGCTCAGTCTCTTCAGTGATGAACTTGGCGTCGCCTTCTGTCATGACTTTCATAAGTCTGTCCCTTGTTCAGCGGCGCAGCATTTGGCCGTTTGCCTTGTAGACAACCGTCTTGCCGTTCCGCATGGTGATAGCAACCTTAGCATTGTTGCCTGATCCTGTCACTTGCGCATTGACGATCTCATCAGACACCCGAAAGCGGCGGATGATCTGCTTAGTGTCATTGTAGAGGTCGCAAGCTTTGCCTTTGAAGTTGGTGTAGTACATAGTCTAGTGTCCTCAGTCTACTTACTGTTCAGTCCTTGCTCAAATTGTACCTCAGCAGATGAAGCATGAAGCTATCGCCAAGTCAATCTCCTTCGCCCGTTTCTTCATCTTCGCCTCTTGGCTTTTCGTCAATGGGTCTTTCACAAGCTCCCATGTATCGGTGTCAAGATAAGTGTTTGGGTTGAAGGTTGTGTCTTCAAAGTAGCCGCAGTAGCCGCGGGCATTCATGACGACCAAACATGTTGACCCATCTTTGCGCTCAATTGGGATCGCCTTCTGGTCATGGATGTGGCCGCAACACCAAGCTTTGATCGACGGATGCTTCTCTATAAACCACTCTAGTTGGCTGACATAGGACGCATTGACGCAGCTGTCTCGGTACGATGACTGAATGCAGCGGTCAGTCGGGCAATGATGAGTAAGGATCACAACAGGCTTTGGTTGGTCGCCAGCTTCATTAGCCGCAAGCTCCTCTTCAAAGCGCTCTATTGTCCGGTTGAACCAGCGGAGGTAGTGCTCAGGCGAAAGCTTGGTGTAGGTGAACTGGTCATCCTGGCCAAGGAAAGGCGCCTTTGCGTATGGAGCGAAGTGCCAATCATTCATCCCTCGATGTGGATGGACTGCAAGCCGCATGTTCAGCTGTTGGTCGTTCTCGCTTGGAGTCGCGCAGTATGGGAGCTTGTAATCTGTGTAGAGTGTGCTTCCCAAGAAGATGATGCCATTGACTTCCTTCTTGTAGACTCCAACATTGACATCGAGGTAGGTGATCGCCGACTCAGCTGGAAATGCCGCTGACAACTCATTCTTGAGATCCTGGATGCAGACTCCAGACCGGCGAGTGTAAGCAAGATGGTTGCCTGAGACAATCAGCCCATTCTGAATGTTCTTTTTTGCCCATTTGATGACCTGCGCGGTGTCTCCTGACGTATCGCCGCACAGGACAGTGAAAACATCATTGTTCCTGAGACTGAACGAATGGGCGGCGTTCACATCGAGATGCAAGTCTGAAAGCACACGGATCTTCATAAGCCTATTATATCATGCTTGTGGCTTGCGGTCAAAGTCCCAATCTTGCCATGGCCCAGGATAGCTCTTCCATTCATGGTAGGTGTCAATCTCATACTCTGCGGTGAAACGAGTGTTTTCCTCGAAAGAGAGCATGATTGTATGCCCGTCATAGCCGTACTTCTCCAAGACGCTGTACATGTAGCCAACAATCAGCACTCTGCATGCCTCATTGAACATCTCTCGTTCCTCGCGGTCAAACATCTGGCCGTACTTGCTGTCAATGATGGTCTTGCACAGCTCTTTCCAGCCTTGCTCTTTGATGTAGGTGTCGCGATGCTTGTTTCCAGCGCAAGTCACATAGCTCCTGTCAAGGCAGATTTCCCTCGAAAGCCCTTTGACCAGAGTCTTGAGCTTGTCAAACTCCTCTTCAGTATAGTCCTCCTCATCAACTGTGCAGTCTAGGCAGACATGCTTGAACGTGATGACCAAGTCTGGATATGCTGTTGTCTTGCGCCTACGAGGCATTTCAGTTTCCCTTCTTCCTAGAGAATGTCTGCATCAGGAGTATGGCAATGCACCATACGAAGCATGAGGCGAAGTAGACTTCAACAACAAGCGCCAATGGCAGCCAAAGCGGCGAAAGTACCCAAATCCAAGGCCAGGTAAGTATACCTAACAGCTTGAAGGCAACAAAATGGACCGCAAGCAATGCGGAGAACAAGAAGTTTGGCCCAGTTATGCTCCATTTTGATGGTGTAGAATGCATAGCAACATTATACCCGTGGGCGATAGGCGAAGTAAATAAAAACACGCCACGAACGAAGGGCCTAACGAACATGTCTACATACACAGATCTTCACAACAGAGTCAAAGAAACGCTCAACGTTGACTTCCACTCACGCATTACGCCCCAACGCGCTCGCTTCCTGAACGAGGAGAATGAGTACTGGGGAACTTTCTCCGGAACGCTCTCAGCGGATGACATCGACGTCAATGGCGGAACTCTCACCAATGTGAAGGTCAACCATGCGACACTTAGCGACGTCACACTGAAGACAAGCGACGGAACTTCGATCGACATGAACTCGCTGGCGAATGACGTCCAGCAGATCTCCGCTGTCGCTTACACAGAGATCCCTAAGATCTACGGCGACATCCGCTACCTTTCAGGCCAGATCAGCTCATCTGACACTAAGTTCGAGGAGTTCAAAGCTGAGACGAACGGCAAGTTCGACTATGTGAGCGCAGCGATCAGCAACGAGGTCGCAGATAGAATCAGCGCCGATACAGCTATCTATGAGACGGTTGATTCAGTCTCATGCAAGCTCTCTACAGACTATGTTGCCCGCATCGCCACCGAGAAGAGCGAGCGAGTCGCCTTCGACAACCAGCTTGACACCAAGATCGACCAGCGCGTTGATGCGGAAGCAGCCGCTCGTGCAGCGGCTGACACAGAGCTTTCAGACAGCTTCCTGTCTGCGCTCTACCATGACAAGCACTACACGCTGAACCCAGTCGACACGACGGTCTACCCATACGTCACGAAGGAGTTCGCCGTCAACATCATCACCAACAAGCTTGCAGATGCGCTAGTCTATGACCAAGTCAATGGCAAGCAAGTCGGCAAGATTGAAGGCGACGTTGATTCGTTCACTTTCACCGCTTTCGGCAACATTGATGAAGAGTACAAAGTTGGCCTTGTTCCTGGATATGGCTATGACTTCAAGAACGGCGTCACCCAGCTCTACACAATCAATGGCTACCAGCTCGTCGTTGAGAAGGGCACAACCCTCACTTCAACTAAGATCACTCTCAAGCCAACGGCGACTGAGTACTATAAGCTCAATTGGGACAAGACTGCAGAAGAACGCCTGATGCTTGGCCGCATCACCGCTGCATACGCAAACCCAGCGAACAAGGTGCTCAGCGGCTTCGTCACGGTCAACACGACTGACTCGACGATGGCGGCATTCAACGTCCAGTACGCTGAGTTCAACAACACAACAAAGACGGACATCAGCGTCACCAACAGCGACGTCATCACCTACAACGGTGACAACACCTTCGACTTCAAGAAGAACATCGCTGACTACAAGTACATCTCCCTCAGCAACACTTTGGCTGAAGGCGCTCCTATCTTCGGCAAGGTCTACGAGATCGACGTCGACAAGGAAGGCGAGACATTGAAGTCTGTCCGAGTCAAGCTTCTGGACAAGGTTGACAAGGTTGAGCTCACTCAGGAGAACGGCTTCAAGGCTGAAGTCTCTGGTGACCTCTCAAGCACCACTTACCTCAGTGCATCTGACAGCCTGGTGTTCCATGAGCGCAAGGAGGCGATCCGCTACAAGTACGGCTTCTATGATGAGACCGACACATCTTTCGCAACTCCAGTCGGCTACATCGCAATCACAGACCTCAACACCAAGATGTCTGATGACTTCGACTGCACGCTCAGTGCTGACTTGACGACGATCGAGAAGATCCCTGAGCTCAAGCGCAAGTTCGAGCTCACCCGTACGCCTGGCACAAGCAAATGGACAACCGGCCAGACGGTTGAGGGCAATGTCATCACCATCGAGTTCGACAAGGAAGCAAAGACCTTTGACTACACGATCGTCACAGCGGTCCACCACAAAGTCATTCAGGCGAGCTTCATCACCAACAACACGACGGTGTTCGTCGATGAGGACTTCTCCGAGGACATCGCGAAGTCGCAAGCAGTTGTGCTTGACTTCACTGGTTCGCCGCATGAGCTGATCCCAGAGAAGACCTTCCGCGTCAACGTCGGAGAGAAGGTCACCGAAGTTGGCCCAACCTGGGTGTTTGACCCTAAGACGGCCGGTATGGATGTCGTCAAGATGGTTGTCCCCAACAAGAAGGCGGACGACATCAGCCGCGAAGAGGTCATCGTCACCAAGTTTGAGACTGGAACGCTTGGTGGAAGCGTCCAGGTGAAGTTCATTGATGAGCTTGGCCGTGACATCCGGGTCTACAATGAGAAGAGCCTCACTTATCGCGTCCCAACCAACACTTACACGACCTTCAAGATCCAAGAGGTCCAGCCTGACATCTTCTTGCTGGTGGACCTCAATGAGAACTCTCAGGAAGGCCGCCTCGCAAAGCTGCGCGAGGACCTCAACAATGAGATCAGTGCCCGCAAGGATGACTCTGAGTTCCTCTCAGCAGGACTTAGCGGACTCAGCGGCCAAGTTGAAGACCTCAGCGCCGAAGTCTCAGGCATCATTACGCGCGACCGCAAGGACCTTACGTACTTCGGTGAGCTCAACTATGTCGACGACACGGTTGACAAGCACCTGAGCTGCTTCCTCCGCAACCAGTCGCGTTGGTACGGCCAGGATGACTACAAGTTCCACTACGGCTTCATGTACCGCCTGTCAGCCGAGCAGTCGCACTTGATTGACTCGACTGGAGCAACTAACTACCTCGGCGTCAACGACTACATCATCTTCAACAAGGAGCGCACGCTCAGCGACGTCACCTTCAACGACATGGTGATGATCCGCGACGCCGCGGGTGAAGCTGCAGCAATGCAGAAGTGGGTGTGTGACAACTTCGTCACTCTCAGCGGTGGTAATGAGATCCGCGGCACAAATACATTCACTGGAGTACTTTCAGCTAAGGATGCCAAAGTCGACTACCTCAGCGCGGCAAAGGTAGATGTGGTCAACCTCAGCGGCTCCTACTACGACTTCACCAGCGGAAAGATCCACGACCTCGAGGTCACTGGAAAGCTGACAGTCCATGAGACTGAGACCGAAGCCGACATCGACAAGCTCTCAGCGAACACCGCAATGATCACTTCAGCTGGCATCAGCGTCGAAGTGGTTGGCAAGTCGACAGTCACATCTGCTGAAGTCACAAACCTCACCGCGACAGCAGCTAAGGTCACAAACCTAACGGCTGACTCGCTCAACAACATCTACATTGGAGACCGCAGCAAGACTCTCTAGAGCATCATCGACCTGTCAGTTGACAACCTCAGCGCGCAGATCAGTGCAACGTCATGTGACCTCTCCAATTGGCTCAACAACCTTCAGCTCAGTGTTGGAGGAGTCAGCGCCATTGTTGATGCGCTGAGCACGGGGCTTTCAGGAAAGATCGATGCGCTTGAACTGAGCGTCAATGGAGTCTCCGGCTTGGTTGACCAACTCAGCGGAGAGCTCAATACGACATCTGGACTCCTCAGCAACCAAATCACCGCTCTCTGGGCGGATGTGAAAGGTGGAGTCAACTACAAAGGCCACCTCAAGTCCTACCGCGACGCTGAAGAGAAGACTGTTGACCTGTCAGCGATCTACCTCCACAGCTTCAGCGAGTACACACCAGGGACGCTCCTGAACAATGGCTGGATGTACTGCTTCACAACGGAAGAGGCTACGAAGAAGTACACGACGAAGGATGGCATTGCTCTTGAAGACCGTGACTACATCATCGTCCACAGCCATAGCGACCTCTCGGCAGTCCCAGTCTCAGCAATTGGCCGCTCGACGATTGACATCATCGACGCAGCTGATGATGACTATGTCCGCATCGACCTCCTCGCTAAGGTCTCCGCTGACCTGTCAACAGACTACAGCGGCAAGATCAACAACCTGACGCTCAGCGTCAGCGGCATCAGCGGAGTTGTCAACAGCCTTTCCGCTGGACTCTCCGGCAAGATCGACAGCCTCGAGCTGAGCGTCAATGGAGTCAGCGCGGTAGTCAATGCTCTCAGCAATGGCCTCTCTGTCAAGATTGACGCATTGGAGCTCAGTGCAAACGGCATCAGCAATGTGGTTGATGCGGTCAGCGCCGGGCTTTCGACGAAGATCGATGCCCTTGAGCTCAGTGCAAATGGCATCAGTGGCATCATCGATGCCCTCAGCGCAGGATTGAGCGGCAAGATCGACGCGCTTGAGCTCAGCACAAACGGCATCTCCGGCGTAGTTGATGCGTTGAGCGCCGGCCTCTCTGGAAAGATTGACCAGCTCGAGCTCAGCGTCGCAGGAATCAGCTCGCGGTTTGATGGCCTCAGCGACCACCTCTCATTCACCCTCAGCGGAATCAGCAGGGAGAAGGATGCGGTCCATGACATCAGCTCGGACAACCTGATCATCACTGACGAGCAGGTCTCTCCTGGACATGTCCACAACCGCTACTACATGACCTTCCTCAGCGGAACTTTGGTGCTGAACCCAATCGCATAACCAGGGCAAACGACAGAATCTAAAAGGTAAGTAAGAACATGAGCACATACACGCAGGAACAACCAAACATCTTCATCCTGAACGACAAGAACATTGTCCATGGGCTGAATGGTGATACGCCGCTTGGCCATAACCCAATCCCATCCCTGAGCTTGCATGTTGAGTCGTACAAGACTCTCAGCGGAATGGCAGATGGCATCAGCGCAGTGGTTGATTCGCTCTCATCAGGCCTCAGCGGAAAGATTGACCAGCTTGAACTCAGTGCGAACGGCATCAGTGGATACGTTGACAAGCTGGAGCTTAGCGCTTCTGGCATCAGCGGAATCGTCAATAGCCTTAGTGCTGGCCTCAGCGGAAAGATTGACGCCTTAGAGCTCTCAGTCAAAGGCGTAAGTGCAGTTGTTGATGCTCTAAGTGCTGGCCTCAGTGGAAAGATCGATGCAGTCCAGCTCTCTGTTGCTGGACTCTCTAACTACACCAAAGACCTTGCACTCAGTGCAACCGGACTCAGCGACAGCATCTCAGCGTTGGCGCTCAGCGTCAACGGAGTGAGCGGAGTCGTAGATGCCAACAAGGCTGCTTCAGAGCAGCGCGATGTGTATCTCTCAGGAGTCATCTCCAACATCATCTCAGCTGACCTCTATGCCCTGAGTGGGGAAGTTTCTGCAGTTTCAAGCGCTCTTGACCTCAAGATCGAGACACTTTCGACTGACCTCAGCGATACTGTGAACAAGCAGTTTGTCCACATCAGTGGCGACACGATTGGTGGATCGCTCTCTGTTTCTGGCACAACGACAATCAGCAGCGACCTGATCGCGAAGAAGTCACTCTACGTCGGAACAAATGTGACTACGACCGAGGACGTCAACACAATCGTCCTTGGCGACCGCACTTCTCCTGCTGGCCGTGATTCCTTCGTGTGGAACGGCAACAACGGCGCGGTCTATGATGTCACAACTCATGGCACACACGGCACGTTCAACATCAATCCTGAAGGCGGACTCAATGGCCTCTACATTGGCCAAGAGACTCTGTCGACAACGTTCAGCAAGTACCAGCTTACTGCAACAATGCCAACAGACCTCAGCGACTTCACTAATGGCGCTGGATATGCGCTTTCGGCTGATGTCCCAACTAAGGTCTCCCAGGTCGAGAACGACGCCGCATTCCTGAGTGCCGAAGACTTTGACCTCAGCTCAGACACCACAAACCACAAGATCATCCTTGTTGCTGGAGACAAGACATACTCTATCGACACGACAGACTTCATCAAGTCCCGGATGATCTACAAGGCGCAGATCACCACAAACCTCTCTGGTGAGAAGGTCCTCCGCCTTTGGTTCAGCGCTTCTGAGACAGACTTCATTGACATCGTCCTCACAGACCTCGTCAAGATCTACACAGCCGGCTACGGCATCAGCGTGGACAACGAGTACCGCATCCATGTCACAGACGTCATCGCCAAGAAAGTTGACCTTGATGCAGTGAGCGGCGCAGTCGACACAATCAACAACTCGACGGTGCCTTACCTCAGCGGAGTCATCAGCGGAACGCTCAGTGACATCACTGACCTCCGCCTCTATGCTGACAGCCTCAGCAACACGACGGTCATCGATCCTGGCGAGAAGTACCCAACTTACAAGGGAACGATCCCAACGCTCTCAAGTGCGATCGCCAAGCTCCGTGATGAGATCGGCAGCGGAATGACGCTTGCTGGCCACATCCAGCTTGCACGCAACACAAGCAGCCCTTACGTCCCAACTTACAATGATGACACGCTCTCTGGCATCTTCCGCTACTTCAACCTTGCTGAACAAGGCAAGCTCCGCAGCGGAAACGTCTATGAGGTGAGCATCACTGGCCTCGACTACACAAGCACGACCGACCTGCAGAACTCCTTCTTCATGACGAAGGACGCAACACCAATCAAGCTTGCGCATCGTGACCACATCATCATCCACAGCCATGACGGTGGTGACATCCGCCTTGAAGACGTCGCCAACTACATGGAGGTCATCCCGGCGGTCCGCTACTTTGAGTACTACAGACTGAGCGGCGCTACTGACGCTCTCTGTGCAGCGGTCGACTACCTCTCAGGAACGCCGTCTAACAAGGTGATGATCAGCACAGACTGCACTCTCGAAGCGCTCTCAGCTGAAGGCTATCCTTACAACACCGGCGACATCCTGATCATCAAGAGCACGATTCTCCCATCGATCGGGACGAATCCGGCCAAGTACCAGCATACCGCATACGTCTACGACGATGAAGTTGATGACTTCAAGCAGATGGATGACAACTATGCTCTTGACCATGTCTACGTCAACAATGAGTTCACATACTCTGGCCCATGGACGAAGATCGGCAACATCGACAAGCAGAGCACAGACATCATCTCTGTTGCAACGACACAATGCTCGCTGACGGACATGTTCAAGCAGATCTTCTCTAAGAAGGAAGCTCCAACAAAGACCAAGACTCCTGCTGAGACGCTGACAGTCAAGAACGGCACTGCGACATTGAACTCCTACTATGAAGCAGGAACAACAATCACGCCGGCACTCACAGCGAACATCAGCCGTGGCTGCTTCACTCCATGGCATGTCCTCAGCAGTGGCCTTGACACATATCGCCAGAATCCAACTGGCCTGTCTGACTTCACACTCCAGATCACTGACACCTATGGCCAGTCTGTGACAAGCAGCTACACATCAGCCGACACCCGCACTGGAGCACAGCTTACTGGTGAGACCAACAACTACAACATGCTTTCGACGTTGACACCGGTCAAACTGGTCATCGACAAGGACTATGTTGCTACAGCTAAGGTCACTTACAACACCAGCAACTTCGCTTTGGACAATGAGGGTGAGACGACTACACTCAAGTTCGATGGAACTACGCTGACGAAGACCTCTGGTACGGTCATCCCATACTACAAGGTGTTCTACGGCACAAAGACTTCGAAGGCGCAGGACATGTCGACTTGCGACTCAGCGTACATCCGTGGAACAGGCATGGCATCTACGACTTCGACTGCTGGTAACGGCACAAAGGTCACTATCAGCTTGCCAGTCGGAACGCTCCGCGTCGTAATCGCCTACCCAAGCCGCTTCACAAGCAACCTTGCATCCGTTACGGACAAGAACGGCATGGGAGCAAACGTCCGCAGCGCGTTCAATGCATCTCCAATCCTCCGCACAGTGAAGGACGCCGGCAACAGCGATGTTGAGTACAAAGTCTTCTACACAGACTTCGCATCTCCAACGGACAAGGCTAATGAGTACACCGCAACAATCTAAGGAACACTAAACTATGGCATTCACACCAGACAACCCGATCCCAACAACGCTGAGCTCGATTCCACGCCTCGACTTCGCGGTGGGATTTGCACCACAGACGGCGTTTCCGCTGAACGTGCTCGGGTACTTTGAACACTACAATGAGGCGCTTTCCGCTGCTGAAATGGCGAAAGACGCTGGATCTAGCGAATCGCGGTACTACATTGGCCAGCAACTGACGGTGTTTGACCGCACTACTGGCAAAGTGAAGACATACTACATCTCACCAGAGCATACCTTGGTAGAGCTTCCTGATGAGAAGACGATTGGTGACAACTTTGTCTGGCTCAGCGGCAACAACACCGCCGCCCGCAACCACCTAGTCTGCGGCAACAATGAGCTTAGCGGCAACAACCGCTTCATCTATGGCCAAACGGACATCTCAGCCACGCAGGTTTCAGACTACTTCTACTTTGGCACGCCTGAATCCGGCCTAAGCGCGGTTAAGTCGACAGCAACACTCAGCTCCAACATGTTCGACTTCACGCTGATGAATGCGGACGTCGCCAATGGCATGGGCGAGCTGAAGTCTAAGAACTACTCTCACGCTGAAGGCGATGCCACTAGTGCGCTTGGTATGTGCAGCCATGCTGAAGGTTGCTCAACTATCGCCAAGATGCCATACTCTCATGCCGAAGGTTTTGAGACAATGGCAGGTGATCCAACACAAGGATTCTCTGCAGGCCAAGCGAACCATGCTGAAGGCTACCAAACGAGTGCGTTTGGCGGTTCGGCAAACCACGCTGAAGGCTACAAGACATATGCTGACTCTGCCTATGCTGCTCACGCAGAAGGAATTGAGACAAGCGCAACTGGCTTGGCATCTCACGCTGCTGGCGTAAGTGCGGCGGTCTCAGCACAGTATGCCTATGGATGGAACGGCGACACTGGAGTCATTTACAAAGACCACGGCCAAGGCACGTTCAACCTTAACCCAATCGACGGCCTTAAGGGGATCTACATCGGTGACAAGACTCTCAGCGGAATCATCTCAGCGGAGATCAGCGCGGTCTCATCTCTCCTTGAACTGAGTTCGAACGGCATCAGTTCAGTCGTCAAAGCGCTCTCAACTGGTCTCTCTACTGAACTCAGCAACCTTGAGCTGAGCGTCAGCGGCATCAGCTCAATCACCAATTCGCTCAGCACCGGCCTCTCAACCGCGATCGATGCTAAGGTTTGGGTCCTCGATCCTGAAGCGACATCAACTCCAATGTCAGCTGGAGCAAACACTGACCTCTCTATCATCAAGCTGACCGAGACTGAGTACGGCGCAATTGCATCTGATCCAACTCTCTCCGCGCAGCTCAATGACGGCAACAAGCTGTACATCATCTCCGCAGACTACATCAATGCCTACGGCGAGTCTATCCGCAACTTGGTGCTTCCAACTGATGCGACTGAAGACTATGCTGCAACAAAGGGCTATGTTGACACAACCGCAAGCCAGACTTCTGGAGCGCTCGAGCTCAGTGTTGGCGGCCTTTCAAACTACGTCAACCTGCTGGCACTGAGCGCAAACGGCATCAGCGGAGTTGTCAGTGCATTGGAGCTCAGCACAAATGGCATCAGTGCGGTGGTCAAGTCACTTAGTTCTGACCTGTCTGACGCAATCAACAGCAAGCTCTGGATCTACGACCCAGCCGCAATTGCATCACCAGTCTCAGCTGGAGCTGCAAGCAACCTCTCAGTCATCAAGATTGACAAGGACAGCTACGATGAGATCATTGCTGACTCTACTCTGTCAACTCAGCTGCTCAGTGGCGACCGCCTCTACATTGTGGAGTCTGAGTACAACGACAGCTACGGCAAGCAGATCAAGAATGTCGGTGCTCCTACTGAAGATGATGATGCGGTGACGCTCTCGTATGTTGACACCAAGTTGGCGACATTCAAGAGCCTCTACACCCAGCTTACAGGAATCAGCCAAACGTCGCAGCTGTCTGACATTATCGACGCGGTGGTTGCAATCAAGAATGCTCTGAGCGACTTCTGATAAGCCGCCAACGTACGCAACAATGGCCAAGCTGCAAAGCTTGGCCATTTGTGTCTTCAGCGGATGGCTTGCGGTGATGGATCAGCTGCAACAAACCTGTCGTAGTTGGCATCAAAGAACTCTTTGTAGCCAGTCTTGGCGTCGCCATTTGGCGCGATGTTCTGGTAGTCTCCAAAGATTGTTGTGATCGCACCGACTCTTTCGCTGTAGCCATCCAAATGCTGGACATTGGCGACTCGCACGCAGACGATAGTCCTTGTCAAGTATGGCCCAAGGCTAGATTTGAGCGCCCAAAGCTCGGAGTCTCTGAACCAAAGGTAGTCGTTCATGTCCAAGATGAAGACTAACGTATGCTTAGCTTCAATGAACTTATTGATTGTAGGCTCGACCTCCTGCGTGAAGCTGTACAAGTTGTCCTTCTTAAGGTGACAGCGCCGCATGTTCAGCTTGAAGTTCAATGCCTGGATGTCACTCCCGTCCGTGACAATAGTCCAATTGTTGGTGTTGCAGTAGAGTGACCTGAACTCACCGGGTGAGTCTAGAAAGAGCTTTACGGGCATCACTCCTGTCATGTAGTTAAGCACGCGGCTGCCATTGAACGGAGACTTGTAGACTTTGTACGGCTCAAGCCTAGACATGCTTAGGGCGTCATTTGCCCAGCATTCGGAGCCAAGAGGGAATATGAACTTAGACATGTTGGATCCTCCATAATGGGTTGAGGTGGTCAGCGACCGGGTCTTGGATCTGTGATTTTGGCCCGTGCCTGAAATAGCTAGGAACGAAGACACGGTCATAGCTGTCAGGATGCCAAGCGTTTCCAATGAAGCCGGCCCAATAGCTGAATGTACTGTTGCATAGGACTTTGTGCTTGAACATCCCTAGCATCAGCAAGTCTTCATGTGCAGCTTGGCCTGATATGAAGTGGACTGCATCAAAGTGCTCTCCAAACAGCTTTCCATAGAGCTTGGCGTTCAGGGAATTGTCGTCTGACAGGACATAGAGGTCAGTCAGCTCATTAGAGTTCGACTGCTGCATCAGCTTAAAGCAGCGAGCAAAGTAGGTGCTTCGGTCAAAGTAGTCAAATGGGCTGTCTGGATTGATGTAGTCTCCATTGCGGATATGGATTGCTGCGGAATGGTCGAAGTCGAGGTAGATGTTCCTCTCTCTCATTCGCTTCCAAGCTGGAGATTGGAGTATGGTCTCTTTGCAGAACTCCTCAACCATGTCCAACGTGAAGTCAAGTCCAAACCGTTGGTGGTAGCAGCTAGTGAAGTCCGTCACATTATGGCTTATGCTAGATGGCGGCGTAGGCTCGCTCGGATCAGCAATCAGATGATCTAAGCCAAGATCCACTAGAGCTGGCATTTGGTTGAAGTCATCGATCGCCTTGTTTCGCAGCATCTTCCAACCAGTGGTGTCTCCGCAGCGCTTGTCCGCCGCATAGGTGATCATCAATGGGTACAGCTGGTTAGCAAGACGGCCATAGATGTTGTTGCACTCAAAGTATGCTAGCTGTCTCTTCATGTCAAGTAGTCCTTCACCATCGCTTCAACATCGCATGCCATGCCGGTGTCAGCAGTATTGGTTGCACGATACGCTGGCTTTGCCTCGAAGTCCGCGACAACTAGCGGCAGATGCACAAAGTTCGCTCCAGAATGGATGAACGCCCAGATGATGCAAGACGTAAGGCGCTCAAGCAAGTAGCCTCCAACTCGACAGTTCATCTGCAACAAGCGGTCTCTTCCATATGTAGCGAGCAACGTCAGCATAGTTGGCTTGATGATGCTCCACCAGCACTCGAACAGTGACTTCCTCATGGTGAAGATTGTCCCAAAATGGACGGCTCGCTCAGCTAGTGCTTTCGACAAGCCGGCTTGAAGGTTGAGCGGGACATTCTGCCGCAAGATGCTGATCGCCGTCTTGACTTCGTCTAGAGTTATGCCTACGCCATCCTCTTCAAGCTGGATCCAAAAGTACTCCGCGATGTCAGATGGATTGTCATTGAAGTGCTTGCTGTTGCGATCTTGGCGGTAATGCTCGATGAATGGGCATGGCGCGAGGCCATCAACTTTGTGGTGTTCCATGAATGCCAGCTGCTCGCTTGGACCAAAGACAATGCTTGGGTCAACTAGTTCGGTCTTGACCGGCAAGATCCCATGGTCGACCTTGGTTGTGAAGAACCGGCGGTAGTGGCAGAAGCCAACGTAGTCTGGGCGCCCAAAGTCATTTAGATGCTCAGCGACGTGCCAGACCGTGTTGAACTCACTTACAGGCAAGCCATACCGCTCAAATGATCCATCTGCTCGCCCTGCATGGAGAGCGGCGTTGCATTTTGGAGTCGTCCCAATCCTGATGAACGGCAGATGCCAATCGTCTCGTCGCTTGAAGTCCGTCGCGAAGACTTGGATTGTTGGTGCCATGTCAGCTTCTGCTCCAGATCAGGTCAGACGGGAAACAGCTGCTCTGTAGTTTGACTGCATCATATTTGGACGCATCTGCTCCAGCAACAAGCGACTTCATCTCTTCCATGGTGAAGATCTGCTTCTGCTGCGTGCCTTGTGTGCGCCCGCAGTCAAGCTCGCTGAACTGCTTCTTGGCATAGAGGCCTTTGAAGAAGTGCTCACAGTAGTTGCCATACAGCTCGTACTCGCTGATGATGCAGCTAGTCTCATTGTTCCCAGTATAGACGGTGCTTTCAAATGTGAAGTCGGCGAACTGCTGCGGAGACATGCCGTACCGCTTCAGCATGTCATCTAAGATGCTCTTCTTGAACAGGCCAAGATCGGCAATGTATGACTCTCCGGCTTCGCGCTGTACTTGGCCGCCAGTAAGCTTGCTGATGAAGTTGATGTAGTACTGGTTGTCATCCTTGCCGAGGTATTGGATCGGACGGCCATCTTCGCCAAACAACTTGAAGTCTCTGATGAACACCAAGTCAGAGTCGCAGATGAAGACGTACTCAGTCTTGGTCTTGTCTTGGAGCAGCTTTAGAAGCTGCTGGAGCACCCAATTTGGCCTGAACTTCGACTTCCTGAGGTCAACAAATGGAAGGACGTCTAGGTCGTTGAACAAGAAGACCTTATGGCCAGCGACTTCGCCATCTTTGGCTTCTCCTTTGTTCGGCATGGAGATGTAGAAGTCTCCGATTGCGTTCTGAGTTCCTGGAATGTCAATATACTTCAAGATGGACTCAACTACGAGCCCAACCTTGTTCAGGTCTTTGATGGTTGTGGGGATGAATACGTCTGTCATGGTCAGTCTTTCAGGTAGAGGCACTCCACTTGCTCGTTGAACATCCATTTGATGTCCGGCTTGGTGATGTCATAGAAGATGTTCATGTTTGGCGAATTTGGCCGGTTTGGGTTCCCGTTGTGCCAGTACCATTGCATGTAGCTCGAGCGCAAGATCTGCTCACTTACCGGCAGTACCTTGATTTGGTTGAACCAGACGTTGAGCACATAGGTGTAGACAGTCTGGTCAAGGCGCTCGATCGCGGTCTCAGTCCCTAAGTACTTAAGGAACGCCATGCTAAGTGCTTCAAAGTCACTGTTCAGTTTGCCTCGACGGACAATCTTGAAGCAGCCTTGGAATAGCCCTCTGTAAGTAAGGTCGTAGTGAGAGTCCGCCAGCATCTTGAAGAACTTCTCCGCTTGGGCCAGCGGGTAGTTCCGTCCGGCAAGCCATGCATTGTACTCTGGCGCGAACAGTGACCTCAGAGGATGAGGCATCAGGCACATGTCGTAGCCGCCGTCATCCATCAGTTTGACCAACTTTGCCAACGGGCGCTTCACTTCGATGTTGGCGTCGATGTAGATGCAGATGTCTGAAGTCACATACTTGAAGAGGTTGAAGCGGATCGCATAGCAGCGGTCAAAGACACTCATGCCAAGAAGGCTCTCGTCATAGACTACCTTCCAAGTAGACGACTTCAAGTTTGGGTCATCTGTGACAAGCACATACTCACAATTCGGGTCTTTCTCCTTGACTTCGTGGACGCACTCGTAACCATTGATGATGTAGCAGAGGATGCTGTACTTTGGCTTAGGCATTAGGCTTCTCCCATTTGATGTGCTTGCCGGCGTCGATGGTCATTAGCGGGAACTTGGTGAATTGCAGTCCGCTTGCTTCAAGACAATGGAAGAAGCATGACGTGTACCGCTCAAAGACGTACGCCAGCCAGTATGGATGCATCTTCTTCTGGTCAACTCCAGCATGGTCAAGCTCTTCTAGCAACTGTTTGGCTGCCGGGAATGCGATCGAGCCAAACAGCCTGAACAGCTCAGTCTTGCATGTGAAGATGTTGCATAGGTAGTTGGTGCTCTCTTTGAATGCCTCTTCCATCTTGGTCTTCAGCGTCTGAGGAGTGCACTCCAAGAAGATCTCAAATGCCCGCTGTGGCCATCCTTTAGGCAAGATGTCCTCTCTAGTCAAGAGCTCAATCTGCTCCCAAATGTAGGTAAATGGTGTCTTTGTCTTGTCTAGGACGTCGAATGCTGGATGCAGGATGCCATTGGTCTTAGACATCAAGATCGCTTGCAGTTGCTGTTCAGGAGTAAGGATGTAGTCTCGATCAAGCTGCTCAGCTTTGATGTTCAACAGCGGTCCATTGACTTGCGCCGAAGTGAAGAAACGGCGGTACTGGCAATAACCAATGTAGTCACAGCCAAAGTCCTGCAAGTTGTACCACAACCAGAAGAGCTTTGGTGTCTCATCTGGCCGCACAACTCGGTCAAAGATGAAGTTTTGACACTTGATGGCGCAGTCTGACTCTTGACCTCCAAACCGAATGAACGGCAAGTTCCAGTCAACACCATGCCGGTGGTCGCATGCAAAGATCCTGATTGTAGGGTTCATCAGGCATATTGTACGCGGCACTCAAAGGCTGTCAATGCTCTCAACTGCACCTTCAGCATTGACCAACTTCATGAACTCGGCTCCAGTCAAGACCTTGATTCCAAGCTCCTTGGCCTTCCTGTTCTTCGAAGATCCGGACTCGGTGTCATCGGTCACTAGATAGGTCAGCTTCTTGTTGACTCCACTCTTGACTTCGTATCCAGCAGCCTCAGCCAAATGCTCAGCTTCAGACCGAGGAACAGAAAGCGACCCGGTGAAGCATACTGAGCCCTTCAGCGCAGGCTTTGCGCCAGACGTGTCTCCGGTGCACTCGGCGGGCTTGTATCTAGGGCTATGAATGAACTTATTGAGGTCAGCAACGGCATCTCCAAGGTCATCTAGGAACCTGCTAAGAGCGCTGTCACCTACGCCATTCGGCAGGCCGAGCACTTTGATAGATTCATCAAACCACACCGACATGTCTGTTCCAGCTTCGACCTGCTCTAAGATCTTGTCAAGGCCAAAATGGTCAACAATCTTACCAACCGTCGTCTCAGCAATGCCATGGAAGTTCAGTGAAGCAAAGATGTCCTTCTTCCGGCTAGTGAAGACCTTACTGTCAAGCTCATCGTAGAGGCCAACTTCAGATTTATGCTTGCTGTCCGGCTTGAAGGCTATCAGGTCATCATAGCTGAAGATCCCAAACCGCTCAAGAGTTGCAACTGAGCAGTTCTTGACATCAAGCCGCTTGATGAAATGCTCAATCTGCAGCAGTTTCTGGTCTTTGCAGCATTTGTTCTTGCACCGCAAGTTGACACCATCGCGCTCAAGCTTAGTTCCGCAACAGGTGCAGAACTCTGGAACGGGGACATCAATGCACTGCGCGCCGCTTTCAACGACTCCAAGAAGCTTCGGTATGACGTCGCCTGATCGGCAGATCGAAACAATGCTTCCAAGCTTGACGCCTTTCTTAGCCATGAAGTCAAGGTTATGTAGTGTGCACTTGCCAACCATGACTCCACCAATCTCAATCGGGTCTAGGATGCCAACTGGGACGTAGTAGCCATCTTTGCTTGGACCCTGGAACTCGACTTCAAGGAGTTTGGTGTCGAACCGCTGCAAGTTTGTCTTGAAGGCGACCTGCGCATCAGGACGGTAAGTGTCTTCATTGCGGTATGACCCATCAGAGATGACTAGACCATCAGTATCATAGGGGAAGTCTTGCGTCGCGAAGCTGAAGAGCTCATCAACAACATCTTCTTTGACCGCAGGCACAAGCTTCTTGTTCTTCTTTCCCTTCTCCACGGAGTATCTGTAGGAGTCGATGTCATAGAAGATGTGCCATGCAGTCTCAAACCCATTCTCCTCAAGGAAGGCAAACTGCTCATCCTTAGTGTACTTGTCTCCAAGCACGGTGTAAGCAACAAAAGAGACGTCTTGGATGTCCTTAGGATCCCAATCTCCTCGGTTGATCAGCCCAGCAACGACGTTTCGAGCAGCCTTCATGTTTCGCTGCTTCTGGATGTCTTTCTTAACTACCAATTCGCCGCGGATGTAGGTCTCTTCTTCAGCGTTGATCTTCTGCTTGAGGCCGTTGATGTAAGGAGCTTTGTCCGTGATGTCACTTCCAACCATGCCATCGCCACGCGTCGCAAAAGATACTAAGCTTCCTCCAACATACTTTGCGATGCCAGAGATGCCGTCGATCTTGGCTGAGACATTCACCTTGCCAGTAGTATGCTTCGCTAGGTACTTGCAAACCTTGTCAGGCTCTTCATACTTTAGCTTGTCGAGGCTGCCCGCAATCCAGCGATGGGTGACCTTCTTAGCAGAGCTGCTTTCGGCTGAGACATCGTTCAGCGCATCACGGAATGAGTCGTACTCCTCTGCGCTGATGTTTGCCTGAAGCTGCTCTAGAAGAGCATCGAACTCCTGGTCAGACATGGTTGGCGACCCGGCTCGGTAAGCCGCGTTTGCCGCAATGAGGTCTTCTTTGGCTTTGGTGATGTCCATGAGTCTATTCTATACCAGTCAAGCGTTCTTGTTAACTTTGCTTTCGGCGAACTCTGTGAACTCCTTGAAGTAAGGAATCTGCTCAAGGAGGATGTCAATGAACTGGTGCCATTCGATGAGCTTGTGGTTCTTGCGCTGCCTGAACATATTGAGCAACACCTCGTAGTTCATCGAGCAGGTCGCTTTGTACAGATAGCCGGACGGGACATTCTGGCGGATCAAGCGGAAGGCACCATAGTCTTTAGTCTCGACGTAGGAGTCACGGACATCATTGAGCACCTCAGTCAGCTGAGCACGAGCCGCAATTAGACGTTCCTTCAACTCAGTTGGAATGTTGACATACTCCAGGTCATCCATGCCAAAGTCCTTGTCTTCGTACGGCCTTGATGCTCCTTTGTGTTGGAAGCTGCATGAGTTACGGGTGACCGACTGCTTGTATGTGTCAAACTCAGCCCACCAGTAGAAAGGCGCAGTGATGTCCATCGTCACATGGATCTGGCGAAGCATCTTGCGGTGTTCAGACCCAGCGGTGATCAGCCGGCGGCACAGGTCATAGTCATTTGGCCCAAGCTTGACTTCAACCGCATGCCCAGTATTTGGGTCGCACTTGCAAGCAGAGTCGTTGCGGGCCCAGCTGTTGAGAGGATTGCGCATTCCACGGAGCGCGTCAAGCCATCCGTATGTGTGTACATGCTCTAAGTTCATATGCTTATTGTACGCAGCCGATCCTGGATGCTAAAGTAAATAGCCTAGATGACGAACGAAGCAAAGATTGATGGCAAGCAGGTCTGGTACCTAGGGAACAATCGCAAGAAGGACCTTCGGATTGTCCAGCCGTCATGGAACCACCCATTCTTCCTGACAACGGACTTCACATACGCCGAGGGGTACTCCGACTATGGTGTATGGAAGGTCTTGCTGAATGACTCTATGAAGTCTAGTATCTTGGACTTCAGCAAGCCATCTGAGACAAAGAAGCTCAATTGGCCTAAAGTCCTCATCGACTAGATCAAGACTGGCAAGTCAGACTTGAATGCAATTGGCTTCGACATGTACTGCATGGCGAACAGACATGGAGAGCTGTACTAGATCAAGAAGACTGCCGAATGGGAAGCCGCCTCCAAAGAGTTCGCCAAGAAAGCGGCAAAGCCAATCAAAGGCGTCCCTTACTCGCACTGGCAGGACGACTCGGACAACGCGTTTGTCTTGGCGATGTGGCGAGACATTGCAGAGGCCGGCTTCAAAGGCTTCACTCATATCGAGTACGGCCACCAAATCCTTGCGCTCTTCACAATCGACGCCATCTACAAGATCTCTGCGGAAAGGGTCAGCCATGCTTAATGAAGCTACTATCGACCCAACAAAGCTCTACTTCCATGGGTCAAGCGAAGCCCGTGTTGACTATCTCGACGCGCCAAGCTATGAACACCCATTCTATGTCACCTCTGACTTGCACTATGCGATGGCGTTCTGCACGAAGCAGATGAGCAGCACTGGCGAGTGGAAAGGCGTCAGCAAGACATTCACTCCTGCAGACAAGAACTATGTCTACATCGTCACTATGGACAAGAGCGCCAAGCTCTTTGACTTCAGAGACAGGAAGAACAAGGAGTTCGCCGACTTGGCGAAGGTCATCCCGGTTTGGATCCTGAAGAAGGTGATTGGCAACATGATGGCGACGGACATCTATGACTTCTGTGTCGACCTGTACTTTGGCATCATCAAGCATGTCATCTTGACTGATGACTATGAGGACTACAGCCGCTTCTACAAAGTGAATGCCATGCATGAGCTGAGCGGAACGCCAAAGCTTACGGAGAAGGAGTACGATGATGCCTACCAGTTCTGCCGCAAGCTTGGCTACAAAGAGGAGATGGACATCCATGAGGTAATGGCTCCTATCCTCAAAGGCCTACATAAGCTTGGCTACAAGGGTGTCATCACTACGGAGATCGACAGCAATGACGAAGACGACACTCGCCATGATGTCCGCACCAAGTACGCGATTGGAGTCTTTGATGCTTCAGCAATGGACCGGCTATGCTTGACTCCTATGAAGTACAAATGGCTGAAGAAGGTCAACCCAACGTACAAGCAAGGCCAGACTGTAGACTCAGCCGACGCCAAGATCCGCCGATACGTTGCGCTTTACCGCCAGATGGCAAAATGAAAGGCAGCCAGGTGATGGCTGCCCAAGAAAGATCCGACTGAATCTGGGTTATTTGTTTACTTGACCTCGATCTTGAGAGGAGCGGGGTCGCATTCGACTTCTGGGATGACCGGCAGGTCAATGCTCAGGACACCGTCTTCAGCTTTAGCGGTGATCTTGGCGGTGTCAATCTCTGGAGCAAGCGGAAGCTTGAACTCATAGGACTGGTGAGAGATGCCGCAGTACACGAGGTCTGCGTCCTTCACCTTGTTCTCCGAGCCAATTGAGACCGTAAGCTCGCCATTAAGGACGCGGACATCGACGTCTGCCTTCTTGAACGGAGTGTAGACCACCTCAAGGCCGTATCCAATGGTCTTGCCATTAGTGTCTTTCTTGGTGAGCAGGTTGTGCGGACGGCTGATGACAGGCTTAAGTCCGCGGTTCTTGAACTGAGTTGCTCCAGACAGTGGGTAGTTGATGAGTGCATCCATCTGGCTGAACATGTCGTCAAGATGATCGAACAGTGTGTTCATAGTTTGTTTCTTTCCTTGTTAGTTGGTGTCAATCTAATCTTTCTTGCTTGCTAGCCGAAGCAGATTGTTCTTGAATCGACTAGCAAGCATTATTTACTTCAGTCCAAGTCAGATGCCGTCAACGAGAGCGTCGATGTCAGCGTCCGATGCGTCTGAAGCTAGTGCAGCAACCGGTGCTGGAGCCGCGGGAGCGACGCTTTCGACCAAGTCTTCGGCGTCATCCTCAGGAATGTCGTCATTCGAGGCAGCAGGTGCAGGCGCAGGGTTAGCCATTGGCGTAGGCTTGACCGCATTCGTCTTTGCAACAGGTGCCGCCGCCTTTGGTGCTTCGTACACACCCATTGTATCATCCTCAGGGATGTCGTCATTCGACACGCAGCAGTAGCGCTTGTAGAAGTCCTTCAGCTCTTCCGGAGTCGAGGTTGTGTAGTACTCTTCGTCGAAGCCCATTCCCTCCACCTTGGCAAGAGTGATGTCATCGATTGGGTGCGCGCTTTCAACCTTGGTGAATCCCCACTTGTCCCAAACGCGGGTCTTCCAATGGCGTTCATTTGGCTGTCCTTCATTGGCGACATTGTCAACTTCCGCCATGTGGACATAGAGGTCAACTCCCTTGTCACCATTCCACGCAGGAATGCCCTTACGGCGCAGATTGTCGACTGTCGCTCTGAACGTTGCATAGAACTTCGGGTCATTGATCGTGATGACACGGAACTTGCCGTTGTTCCCGGCATATGTTGGGTCATTGATGACGTAGACAGGGATTGCGGCTTCCCAACGAGGAGCAAACTTGCGGTTCTTCTCACTTGAAGCCTTGTCTTTGTAGCCGGACTCCTTGTAGACACCAAAGTTCATTTTGGAGAACGCACAGATCGGACATGGTTCAGTATTGATGTCCTCGTTCTGGAGATACTTTGACTTAGGGCAGGTGACAAATGCAAGCTGCTTCCACTTGTTCGTCGTCGCATCTTTTTCCCAGACCTGGTGAGTGACGCGCTCAACCCATGGGTCTTTGCGGTTAGTTCCAACTCCGGTGCAGCCAATGAGGCGGAACTTGTAGTACTCTCCTGGTTCGGTTGGGCGAATGCCAAGCCAAAGTGGACGTTTCTTGGCAGAAACAGGAGCTCGTGATGGCAGTGCGTTGATCAACATGCACATATTGGTGTTCTTTCTTTGTGTGTTCTTGTTTGGTTTGTTGTAAGTCACTGAAGCATTGCTGCCTCAGCTAAGTAATATCATACACGCCGTTCAAGCTCTTCGCCAATCTTTTTGTCAACCAAGCGGATTGGGTTTGGCATTATGTTCTTTGCCTTGAGATGAGCTTCATTGATGTCCGCGCTGTACTTGTCAAAGCGGGCGTACAGGTCGGAGAGCTCCATGCGGGTGATTTGGTCAAGCTTCGGGATGATGTCTTTGAACTTAGGGATGGCGGCGAAGAAGTAGATGGAGATGCGCCCTGACATGACGTTGCTCGCAAGTGTCTTCGTGCGGATCAGCATGCGGATGTAGTCCTTGACATTCACATACCCCTTGCAGATGCAGTCGCGGACGATGTTGTTGACAGACTTGACGTAGTAGCCATAGATCTTGCGGTACTGTCGCTCGCTCTGCCGCCATTCAACATACTTTCCAACCGTGCTGGACGTCATTACACCGGTGATGCCGATCTTTCCAAGGTTGAACAAGTAGAACTTGACCAGCGACTCTGCGTTGATGCGGTACTTCGTAAGGAGTTCCGCAATCCTGTCGCATGTCTGCTGGTTGTTCTTGTAGAAGTTTCGGTATGGGACGACTTGCGGAGTTGCGGCATATGAGTCGCCCCTTACGGCATAGAGGTAGTGCTTGTAGATGCGCGCAACTCCAAGGCCATCAATAGTAGTGCTATCGGCGAACGGGTCTCGCATAGCTCTTGTACCTAAGCTCCTTCTTCAGTTTCTTCAAGAATGGTCCTTTGAACACCGATGGGTAGCTCTTGTAGAGGAGCTTGAAGATGTCCATGATGGTCAAGCCGTAGTAAGACATTATACCGCAGATGAACTCCTTGTCGTTCAAGAAGGCAACAATCTCCTTCTTGACAAGTGGGTCCGGCTTGTCCGGCGAGAGGTTAGGGAACTTGGCAATGATCTTGTTGATGATAGTGCTGTCATCAAGAGCATCCAGGATCTTGTCGCTGGTGTAGAAGAACGACGTCTCGACCGATGACTCGAACGAGCCTCCAACGTCTGGCTTCTGGCAGTCTGCTTCTTGGCAAGCCTGCTCTGGGTCTGTGTCAGCTGGAGTAGTGTCAGCCTTCTTCTTCAATGTGAACGCCTGCTTCTTCTTTGCTGGAGCAGCTTTCTTTGATGCGCTCCTAGAAGCCTTCTTTGCTGGAGCAGTCTTTGGTTTTGCCTTCTTAGTCTTCATAGGTCTTCAACTGAGGAGTTGTTGAGCTCTTCGTTCAGGTTTGGCATGCTCGACATGAGTCGCCCGATCTCACTGTCATCATCGTCGGTTGGGATGTCTGAGTTGTCACTGAAAGTCACGTCTTCCAAGATCAGTGACTCCGGGTCAAGAGTGAAGTTTGCCAGCTTGCCAACCATGCCTCCTAAACGGTTCTTGAGGACACGCATGTTGATGATGCCATGCTCGCGGTCTTCTGGGCTCTGGTACATGGCGAACAAGCAGTCTGTCGTATGCACGATTCCACGCGACTCGCTGACGTTCTGCATGTCGATCTCCGCGTTGCCGATGCCTTCGCTGTTCGACTGGACCGCAGAGATGAATGGGCATTTAAACTGGTAGCTGAGCGCTCTGAGCTCTTCTGACACCGTCAAGCCGTCTTTGTACATCGAGTCGGACTTTGTGTTTGGAAGCACCAAGTTCAGATAGTCAACGATGACTGCATCAAAGTGGTGGCCAGCGTTCTGCAAGTTCTCCAAGTAGATCTGGATGTCTTTGGACTTGATGCTGCGTGGCGGGTACTCCTTGACGTAGAGGTTGGCCTTTGGATGGTTTTCATAGAACGCCTTGATGCGCTCGATCGCAGTGTCAGCATTCTCTTTGAGGCGGTTGATGTTCTTCTTTGAGAGGTGGGCGTCAAAGCGCTGAGCATAGACGTCTTGGGACATCTCCAAGGATATGACCACCACCGAGAGGTCTTGCCGCATCAAGTTCACCGCCAGGTTCGACATGAAGACCGACTTGCCGAGGCCAGCTTGCGCCATGAACAGGCATAGCATCTTGCCGTCTTTCAGCAGGCCGCCGTTTGTGTACTGGTCAAGCGCTACCCATCCGGTCTTGACTTTCGCTTCTGGGTTGTTGATGAACTCCCAGTGCTTGGCCATAGCTGCAGGATCAAAGTAGTTCAAGCCGAGGTCTGTGTCGTTGAAGGTGATCTTCTGGACTCGGTCAAAGTTCTCCAAGCACTTGTCTACAACCGAGTCAAATGCCTCTGAGTCGCGAGTCAGGAGCTCGGCGTTGTCATAGAGAGACATCGCCAACGCGTTCTTCCGGATGAAGCCTTTGAGGTTGGTGTTCAAGACGTCATCTGGCATCTGGAGCTCAAGCCTACCAACATCAGCCAGCAGTTCTTGTGCTTCAGACGCCTTCATCGCGTCAGGGTTCTTCTCACTGTACTTCTTGACCAGCGCCTGTATGACTTGGCTGCTCGGAATGCTGCTGTACTTGTTGTAGTAGCGGATCACCAGGTTCAGCATGATGCCGATGCTCTGGTTCTTGAACCACCGCCTGTCATACGTGTTGGCGAGGATGTTCAGCCAGTTCTTGTCGACCAAGCTCTTCTTGAACAGAAGGCGCTCGATCGTGTCCGTTGAGAAGTCTAGTTCCATTGCTCTTTCACTTAGTTCCAATCGCTGTAGCCATTGTTGGCATACTGGTTTGGCGTATATGGTACGCCACTAGACTTCGGCTGGTCTGTTGCCTGGATGAACTGCTTCTGAGGCGCTGCCCGGTCTTTCTGAGCAGCCAAGTTCTGCAGTTGAGCATGCAGGCTTGCGTTCTCAAAGGTAAGCTCGGAGACGCGCTGGGTGTAGTCATCATTGGCGCTCTGGAGGATCTTCAGCTCTTCTTTGAGGCCAAACATCTCCTTCTTGCACTCTGCGAGGTCAGCAGCAAGCGTAGACTCGCAGTCCGGACTTGCTGAGATTGAAGTTGGCTGCTGAGTCCAGCTTGTCTTGAGAGAGTCAACTTCCTCGATGTATGCTGCAAGCTTGTCTTGGAGCTCGTTGTTGGTCGCAACTAAGGTGCTGTTCTCAGCCTCAAGGCGCTTGATCGTCTCTTCTAGGTCAAGGTCATGCATGCACTTGACTCCAACAAGTGGTGCGCTAGCCTTGTCTAGCACGACATCATCCGCAGATGCTGACATTGGAGCGACAGGAGCGGCATCTTCCGATGCCGCCGGCGCAGTGTCGAACAGTTGGGCTTTGCTCTTCTTAGCCATGCTCAGCCCTCCGTCCCATCATCAATTGCAGACTCGATCTCGTCAAGCGCTCGGCTCGTCGAGTTTGAGTAAGACATCGTCTCAATGGACTTCTTGTTGAAGTCATCGATGAAGGTGTCCCAAATCTCACCATTCCGGACAAGCTCCTTGTAAGTGATGCGCTTGCCATCGTTGAATGTTGGGCACTCGTATCCTCCGCGCACTTCTTTGAGGTAGCCAAACGTGACGGAGTCTTCAATGAGGCCATCGTACTTGGCGATGCCGGTGTTGAAGTCAATGAACATCGTAGCAGTGTAAGCTGGCTTGCAGATGCGGTTCTTGACGACGAAGAACTTGATCTTGTTGCCCTTGAAGAAGCCAACATTGTCATCCTCTTTCTCCAGGCCGGTCATGAACTCAGTGTCAGCCGCCTTGATGAGCAGCTTCTCACACTGCAGGATCAAGTGCGAAGCGAACTGGATGCCAAGGCCGCCTGCCATGTTGTGGACCTTTGAGCTGAACATTGCGCCAGGGTCCTGGTACTCATGGTTGATGATCAGCAACGTCGCATTCGACTGGACGACACGCATCATGAGGCCGCGCATCATGTTGTTCTTCAGCTTTGCGCCGAGGCCCATGTCCATAGCGGTCTTGTCCTTGTTGACTGCATCGTTCACCAACTTGTCAGCTGCAAGAGCGCCATAAGAGTCAAGGATGCAGAGGACGCGGATGTCATCGTTGTTGTCCGGGTCAGCGAGGTACTCCTGACGGGCTTTGACCAGAGTGTCATATGTCTGCAGCATCTTGGTTGAGCACTGCTCGACAGAAGCAACTGGGATGTGGTTGACTTTGGACATGTCGACGCCGTGCTGCTTGAAGACGTTGACCAACGTTCCGCCTTCGGAGTCGAAGATGTAGACTACATCGACCTTGTCATTCTTGAGCGCCAAAGCCGCGGTGTTTGCTGCAATCAGTGACTTGCCTGAGCCAGACACACCAAAGAGAGTGCTGATTCGGCCAACAGGGAAGCCCTTGTGGATGTCGCCGGTAAGCACACGGTTCAAAGCATACGAGCCTGTGTCCAAGTAGTCATGGACTTCAGCATAAGTGGAGTCATCTAGAGTCTCAGCTCCAGTGCTCTTCCGGATTGTCTTTAGGGTGTCATTCAGTTTCATTGTTCTGTCTCTCTTTGTTAGGTGTTCATATTGTACTTGGCTCAATTTCTTCTGCCGCAAGGTCTGCTTCTTTGGCCATCGCCTGCTCCTGTGCAAGACGAGCAGCTTTGCGCTCATAGCAAGCGACAGTGTTCTTGTTCAGGTATTGGCTGACGACGCAGTAGTACATGCCAAGCCTGACGACTTGGGACATGTCCTCATTGATCTTAGACTTGAGCGTAAGCTGGTTGGCGATGTCTTCGGTGATCCATGGGCAGCACTTGCGCTCGATCACCTTTGTCCAGACTTTGTTCCGGTGCTTCCGGTTGATTTGGCTGTCTTTGAGGTTTGGTATGAAGGAGCGGTGGAATGCGCGGATCCGGCGAGGGATGCGGTCAAAGAGCATGTAGCGGCGGACAAAGTGGACATGCTCTCCTACCATGTCGACGTACTTGACGATGGGGTTTGCCTTGGTGAATGCCCACCCGTTGTAGGCAGTGAAGATCACTTTTGTGCCTTTGACTAGGCGGAACCCAAAGAACAGTGACCTGATGCGCTCTACTTCCTTCCATCCCGGCTTCAGCTTACGCAAGCAGATTGGACGTTCAGTGTAGTTGTAGCCGTTGTCCATGATGCCCACACAGTAGGTGTACTTCACAAACCTGCTCTTGTAGATGACTACATAGCGGGCGATTGGGTTTATGTCTAGGTACTGGAGGTTGTGACGTGTCGCCATGAGCATATTCTACCCAGGCGGACGACATCATTTGATCTTCCAATGGATGCGGTCGTAGTAGGGGAAGACGTTGCTCGAAGTCGTAGTCTGGCTGCACCAATAGTTGGACGGGACTACACATGATGTTCCATCTGCACCAACACTTAGGTCGTAGTGGTCGCTGGAGATGTAGCCGGAAACAGGACCGCACTCTTCCTCATAGCTGTTGACTTCAGCGATGTACTCATTGAAGTCACTCATTGTTGGCGTTGGGTAGAAGCCAAGCTCGAGGCTGTTGATGATAGGAGTGAAGCCGTTGTACACTTCAGCGCTCAAGTCTGGGTTCTGGACCAGTGTTTCGACTTTGCCGGTGACCAGTGAAGTCAGTGTAGCAGTCATCTCCGTGTCTGGGTACTGCTCATGGAACGATGAGACTTGGTTTGGATGGACAATGACACGCTGCTCTTCGACATACGTTGAGAGGCATGAAGACAAGACTTGCTGCGGTACAAGTGATGCTTGCTTAGTTCCTCCAAACAAGAAAGTCTAGAACGTGAAGTTGAAGGTGCTAGTATGCAAGTCAAGCTGCGAAGCGTCCAGCTCATCTGGATGCTCTTCATTGACTCCATCGTCCATGATGATCTTGTTGTTCAGTCTGATGCCTTCATACTTTGGGTGCTGTGCTGAGATGAAGGTGTTGGAGTTGAAGAACACCATGAAGTTCGAGGCGATCTGGTCGACATCACTTGGGTACTTCGCGACGACACTGACTTCGTAGCTGATGTCGATAGGGATTGGAGTCAGCAAGTCATAGCGGCGGTCTTTCGACGTGACCTCATACTTGACTTCATTGTGCAGGTCATTCACCCGATCACCATTCCGGCTGTAGCCGTTGCGGTTGATGATGATCATTGGAAGCCGATACATGCCTTCACGGTTGCTGTTCTCCAGCGCCTTGACGATGCGTGACCGCTGTCCAAGCTTGCACATGACATCTATCATGCTGCTCTTGCCTTTGGGGTCAACGCGCTCGATCTTGATGTTGGAGAAGATCTTCTTGAACATCAAGTTGGCGATAGCAAGTTCGCTGTTGTAGCTTACGACTTCCATTGACTCTATTTACCCGTCGATGGAAGGTGTCAATTGAGCTGCTTCTCCGTCAAGATGACGAACTCTGCCCCATTCTGGCGTGCGGTGACTTTAGCTTGTGCCCACTTGCAGCTGTTCACGACCCAAGTGGTGTTCTGCTGCACATTGTTCTTGTTCTTTGGAGCATGGGTTTCGCCAAATGGCTTGACTTCGATCCAGAAAGTCTTGCATCCAACTGCAGTCTTGGCAACGGCAATGAAGTCGATGAAGTACCTGCGTGTCTTTTGGTGGATACGATCAAAGTACTAGATGCACTTTGGCTCATACTGCCATTTGATGATGGCTGGGTTCTTGTCTAGGTACTGCATGCACCGCAGCTCAAGCGCGGACTTGAAGACCGGCTGTTGCTGCCCGGCGTACTTCTGCGGGTATAGCGGATAGAACGTTCCAGTTTTGGCTGCGTTGTACTTCCCGCGCTTCCCTTCGTGGACTTGAACCATATGTTGCTTTCTTCTGTTCGGCCTCAACCCACAGCCCATTCTGGATGAGATGCATCTTCATCATCAGCTTGTCTGCTACCAGCTTCTCGAGCTTCGCGGGATCAGCAAAGGTATTTACATTGCCCTTGGCCAGGACATAGTCATTGATGTCCTTCTCTTTGGTGTTCCGGTTGAACCACTTGAAGTACTTGAAGTCATTGTCCTTAGACATCAGCTTGGCCATCGCAGCAATGCCTGGCACGTCGTTGTCAAAGGAGACTACAACCTGATGGTGAGGATAGCGGTCTTTGATGAGCTTCAGCTGGCAGTCATTGATGGACTTTGTGCCCGTGCAGATGCCGTTCTTGACGAAGAGGCTGTCATAGAAGCCTTCAAAGACAAAGATGTAGGGGAAGCAGACGTCAACTGCATCTAGTCCAGCAACAAGCTTGCGGCTGTCCTTTGGGAAGATGTACTTCAGGTTGCCATGCTTCTGGAAGTCGTTGAGCTGGAAGTAGGCATCTACTCCGTTGAGCACCCAGTCAATCAGGATGTACTCCTTTCCCTTCGGGCTCGTCCAGCTGTATAAGTCATCATGGTAGAATGGAGCGTCTAGGACATGCCTCTTGGAGAGGTAGTCTTTAGCGGCGTCAGTCAAGCTGTTCTTCCATTCTGGCTTGACCATCGGCTTCAAGTCGAACATCGACGGCTCAGCGTCTGGCTTGTCTCCGCACCAAGCCGACAAGTTTGGGTTGATGCCTGACTTTAAGAACAGCTTGATGTACTCTTTCTTGATCTCCGCGTAGTCGTATCCAGCAACAGCTTCAAGGAACTTGATGCCAGACATCGCGCAACCGCAGTTGAAGCAGTAGTACGACCCAGTTGAAAGGTAGAACCAACCGCGCGCCTTTGTCTTGGACTTGTGCGAGTCGCCACAGATTGGACAGCGCCCATGGAGCTTGTTTCCAATCCGCCTCCATCCAGGAGGAAGATGCTCCATCACTCGCTCGTCGATGAACTGTATGAACTCATAGGACAGCATAGTTTCTTATCTTACTTCGCCAAGATGTTCCGAATGACTTGGTCTAGCACTAAGATGTTGTCCTTGCTGATCGAGATGAAGTTCTTGATCTGCCAAGACTTCAGGCTGATAGTCTTCATCTTGCAGTCGACCAAGTCCCAAGACATGACTGAGTCCATCTTGTTCGTCTTTATGCCTGAAGATGATGTCTTGGCGAACTTTGCCTTGTCTTTGGCCTTAAGAGCCTTGAAGACATTGATGAATGGCGTGTTTGAGGTGCAGACGACAGAATGAGCTTCTCCATCGGCGCCTTTGAACTCGATCTCCGCGATGTTGAACGCCAAGAACAGCTCAAGGTCAGCTTTGCTATGCCTGAGCTTTGACCATTTGGCCATGTCTTCGGCTTCAGTCTGCAGAAGCTTGTTCCCAGACTCGCGCAACTTCTTGATGATGTCCATCAGCTCTTGAGCAAAGTGTTGTAGATACTGAGGCTGAAGTAGCTGTCATTCTTGCCTTCAAGCCGTGTCCTGCTTACGAGGCATGGGCGGTCCATCAAGCTGATCTTGATCTCCGACGACGGTATGGCGTTGAAGAGGTTCATGCGCTCAAGGTCAATCGCAAGAGTGCGGTCTGCAATGGAGCCAAGAGTGATGAGGCCAAATTTGAACGTCATCTCATTGTTCAGGTCAGACTCACGGTTGCCAATCGTCGCATACAAGGCGTTGTTCTCCATGTCTGCCTTAGTCTCAAGGTAGACGCGCATCGTCGTTGGATCGGTGAAGATGTATGAATGGCTGTTGACTTGGCGGATGATGTCCGTCGTCGTAGTGAACTCAAATGTCGGCGTAAGAGTGGTGGTCACCTTCTCAGACACCCACCTGCTGATGATGCCTTCATTCTGAGTGCCATACTTGGTCTTGAACTTCTTCGACTCAAACCGGACATGCGGAAGGTCGACTGTGAACTTGAAGTTGGCATAGTCTCCAGCATGGATGTCTTTCACCGTCGTCAGGACTTTGAGGAATGTCTGTAGATTCTCCACCGCGAAAGTCACCGTCTCAGGCGAATACACTGCATTTGAGACCATCTCTGCTCTGGCGATGCGAGCTCTAGCGCCATAGATCTCCAGTCCGTTCTCTCCGATGATGAACTTCGCTGAGTCGACGATCTTAACTGCTGCCTTCACCACTTCAACGAACAAGTCGAAGTCTCTGATCTGGATCTGTTTCTTAGCCATAGGGATATTTTACCATGTGCCGGTCACTCGGCCAGGCTGAACTTCTTCACTAGGTTCTTGGTCATGCTGCGGAATGCTTTCTCTTGACCGCGCTGCAGAGCATAGAGCAAGTAGTAGCTGTACATGTCTTGCACCGAGACTCGATTGGCGTTGTCAAGGAGAGGAAGCTCTTTGAGGACATCGCTGAAGACTGCTGGACGCTGCCAGTACATGAAGTCATTCAGCGCCAGGTCAATCAAGAACGTGGCGCTTCCTTCATCTAGCTTGTAGCTCTTGATGCAGTCGCCATACTTCAGCGAGACTTTCATGCAGAACTCCGCCACACTGCCTGCTTCAGCCATCAGCTTAGCAAGGAGCTTGTAGTTGTGGTTTGCCGGCGGTGGCGGAAGTGGAGTACAGTCTTTAGTCATCTGCATGGGACTATTGTATCATGCGTCTGACTAGCGGTTAAGCTCAAGCGAACTTGATCTGGCTGCCTGTCCTGGTGCAATGGGCAATGATGTCGCCCTTTGGGATCTGCCTGATTGGCGAGTTCGGCGGGACTTCAAGCTTCCACTTGCTACGGAAGTCGATCTCATGCATGAGGAAGTCCTTGTTCAGGATGCTCTTGCCGACGCTGAAGTGGTGGAGACTGCGCTCAATGATGACACCAAGCTTCAGGCGGTAGTTGATCATTGCTTGGAAGCTGATGTCTGTGTCGTAGAAGTCAAAGGTAAAGAGCGGGTCAAATGCTATCCCAGACTCAAGCGCCTTCTTGTTGAAGATGATGCAGAGGCCGTCGATGCAGGCGACTTCATGGTCAGTCGCATCTGGCGTATGCTGATTGAAGAGCGACTGCTTGTCGCCAAGTTCGCCATGGATGACGGATCCCCACTTGTTCTGCGGAGTAGGGTTGCTCCCGGTCCACCAATTCAATGGTGACTGGCTGACATTGACGACTTCAGTTCCGCAGAAGCCAATGACATCATACTTGTCGCCCGCAGTGATGATCTTAGGGATAGTCGCTCCAAGGTCAAACCAGACATCGGCGTGCATGAACATCATGAAGTCGTAGTTCGCACGGTCTTGGGCAAGATAAGTGTTGTAGACCTCAGCTAGCGACTTGGTGTTGTTGTCTACATAGCTGATGTTCATGTCTGCCAAGCTCGCGTACTTGGCGAACTCCTCGCCTTTCATCCTGAAAGAGCTGTCCTTCGAGACGATGACGACTTTGATCTTCTTGTTAGCCATTCTGTTCTTCCTCTCTGATGGTCTCATTCAAAAGCTGTGGCTGGCGTTCTGATGATTGCTCAAGGTCGATAGAGCAGTCATCAGTCTCCTGCTTGTCTTCGACCAACACCCACTTCTTCATCTCAATGTGCTTGCCGTCGATGCTGACGATCTTGTTGGTCTTGTCATTGACGATCCTGAGGTTGGCCGCTTCGTTGTCACTGAGCTTCATCCACTGTTTCTGGTAGATCTTGCCGTTGTCTTCCTTGATGTCGATCCCGCCGACAGAGTAGTACTTTGGCGGCTTAGGCGGCCTTTGGAAAGTGATTGGAGGACGCGGCTGAACTTGTGGACGAGCAAGAGTTCCTTGGTTCTGCCTGAGAGTTTGGATCGGAATGTTTGGCGCGCCTTTAGGGAGAGTCATGAACTTGACCGGCTCTGGTGTGCTTGGAGCGCCATCGACGACTTCACCAAGCTGCTGCGCTTGCGGCAACTGCACATCTCCGCCATCTGGGATGTCGTACTCTGCCAGGAACTCAATGCTCTGGTCGCACATCCCATACATCTGCACCAGCTCCTGGCGGCTGTATGCTTCAACAACTTCTTTGCCTTTAGGCTTGCGGGCGATGAGGCCGCTGTCTTGGAGATCGTTCTCAAAGACCATGATCTCAAAGCGCTTCTTGCGCCGTTCTTCTGCCATAGTTCTGTTTCCTCTGCGTTCTTGCGTAGATGCGGAAGTCCAGCTTCTAGGCTTCAAGAGCTTAGACAACCACTTCAACATAATCCTATTGTACAGCTTATGCTTCGCTGTCGACGATCTTGCTGATGCCGTCCTTCTTCTGGACCTCAATGACTCGGTCGAACATCTCGGTATGCACTTCCGAGCGATGCGAGATGACGAAGACGCTCTGGTTGCTCGAAGATGTGAAGTCCTTGAAGATCGACAAGATAGACTCGACTGCAAGAGTGTCAATGCCAGAGTCGATGTACTCATCGATGACCAGGATGTTCGAAGAGATGTTGCTGCGCTGGGCAATGAAGTCTCTGAACGACAGGCAAGTGGCGATCTCAAGGCGCTTCTTCTCACCACAGGAGAAGTTCTGCAGTTCGCACGGCCCAGATGCCGTTATGAACTCATAGTCTAGACTGTCATCGAAGACGCATGTGTAGTTTGCTCCCATCTTCGTCAGGTAGTACTTGATCCGGTTGTTGATGATGCCGATCAGGTCTTTGATGATGAACTTCTTCAGCGACTCGTGGCTGACGATCTCTTCAGCCTTCTTGAGGTACTTGTACGTCTTGCTGTAGGAGTCAAGTTGGTCTTGCTGGGCTTTCATCCTAGCTTCGGTTTGGCCAATCAGCTCAGCATATGGGTTCTTCTTTGCTTCCAACTGGCTCTTGTTGCTTTCAAGGAGAGCGAGGTTGCGCTCGGCTGCGCTCTGCTCAGCCTTGGCGCGATTGAAGTCCGCGGTCAAGCTTGTGAGCTTTGCCTTTAGTTCAGCAGTCTTTGTCACAACTGCTGCTTTTTTAGTGTCAAGCGCCTCTTGGTCAGCAATGACTTGACGCAGTTCGACGTTCTTAGCAGCAATCTCTCTGTCGGCGGCGGAGATAGCAGACTGGCAAGTGTCTAGGCTGTAGTGCTTGCTGAACACTCCCTTACAGTCATCACACAGCTTTGCCATCAAGTCTGCATGCTTGTCAATCTGCTTCTGCTGGTCTCGCCGGATTGACTGCTGCATGCTGATGCTTGAGCTGATTGTGCTCTTCTTTGCGCTGAGGCTTGCAGACTTGACTGCTGCTTTCCGGCTTGCCTCATCTAGCTTAGTGAGTGATGCTTCACACTTGGCGATCGCATCGGTGTTCTTCTCAACCGCGGTCGACATCAAGCGCTCAAGGTCGCCTTTGGCTTTGGTGATCTTAGCTTCGGTCTCAGCAAGTTCCGCAGCCTTTGACTCATCAAAGCTCTTGCTCTTTGCCGCGTAGTCCGCGGAGTTCTGCTCAAGGACAATCATCTGGTTCTGGCATGCCAAGATAGACTTGTCATGCTGGAGGATGTCCTTGTGTATTGCTTCGTGCATGTCGCCAAAGATGCCGATGTCGAAGAGCTTCTCAATGAAGTCCCGCTTGTCCTGCTTCTTGAGGTTGAAGAAGTTGTAGTTCTGCTCAGATGTCAACAAGATCGTGCGGAGGAACAGCGAGATGTCGCAGTGCAGCACCTCTTCTTCAAAGAAGCTGCGCGTCTCGGCGATAGATGACTTGGTGATGTCAACTTCGTTTCCGTCGGTGATCTGGACAAGCTCAAAGTATGATTGGGCGCACTTGTTCATGCCAGTCGTCGCCCTATACTGAGTTCCGTCTACGTCGAGGAACACCGAGACCCTGACTTCTTTGTCCGCGATGTTGCGGTTGGCGATGTGCTCAGCCTTGATCTTGTTTGGAAGCTGCCCATAGAGGCCGTACGCCAATGCTAAGAAGACGGTAGACTTGCCGGCGCCATTCTTGGAGTTAGCCGCATCAAAGCTGATGTCACAGTTCTTGCCTGTCACTAAGCTCATGCCCTTGTGTGAGGTGAAGTCAAACACCTCATCGCCAAATGACATGAAGTTGTGGATCTCTAGCCGATTGAAGTTTGCTCTCATGCTGTCACCGCGTTGTAGTAGTTCTCCAAAGTCTTGAACAGCTGGCCTTTGTCCAAGCCGTCAGCGTCAAGTGCCTTCTGGTCAATGTTCTGGATGTAGTTGCTGATGTACTCAAGCTTGGACTTCTTGAGCAGCTCAATGCTCTTTGCCGCTTCTGGGGTCTGGACTCCTGTGTCTGCGACTCCAACCGCGTACTCAGGAAGCAGCTCTTCATATGGCTTGCAGTCTTGGATCTTCTGGTCGATCTTGCTGTCAACTAGGCGGTCGACTTCTATGTCGTAGACCTTGTGCAAGATGTTCCCTTTGACTTGGCTGAAGTCATAATGGTCAATGTCTTTGGTGACTTCGCTCATCTTCAGCTCGACGTGCTTAGGTACGCTTGTGATCTCCTGGAAGCTTACTCCATTGTCTTGGCCGATGACATAGAAGCCACATCTGTTCCCCATCTCTCCGAGGTTCTGCTGATAAGGCGACCCGACAAAGATGAACTTGCGGCCTTTGGCAGCGAACTCCTTCCTACTGTGGATGTGCCCAGAGAAGACCGTTCCTCCAACTTTGGCTGTCTCGACGAAGTCTCCAACTTGGTCATTCACCGACTGGCTTCTAGATGAGCCGAGGGATGAGTCTGAGTCGATTGCATTGGCAACATTGCTGGACGCAGCTGGAGCTTGAGAATGGTCCTGGACATACGACTGGACCAAATACTTTGAAGAGACGTCGAAGTGCCCAAACAGCATGTCATAGCTGGCTTTAGACTCAGAAGAGACGTCTGCTAGCCATGGGACAAGCAGCGACTTGTTGCCATTGATGGAGAGTGGCGTCGCTGAAGTGATGATCTTGACGTTAGGGAGGTCTTTGAAGACCACTAGCGAGTTGACGTCGACGCTGTTCTTCATGTAGATATCATGGTTGCCTACGACCATGTACACCGGAAAGCTGCGAGACAGAGCTGACATGAGCTTGTATGAGACATTGAGCACATTGTTCTCTGTCGAGACTCTGGAGTGGTTCCAGTCACCAAGGAAGAGGATCGCCTTGATGTCATTTGCCTTGGCGTACTTGATGACCTCTTTCACCGCTTGCACGGCGATCTTCAGCTTAGTCAGCTTGTTGCCAGCTAAGCCAAGATGCAGGTCGGTGAACACCAACGTCTTGCCTTCTATCTTGTCCATAGAAGACATTGTACACCAAGGACACAAAGGTAAATAGTTCTACCATGAAGCTTAACCTAGAGATCCTCCCAGATGAGAGCGTCCTTTCAACGGACTCAGCAGAGACGGTCAAGAAGATCATCCGCCAAGCGGAGAAGTTCATCGCTAAGAACAAGCTTGGCCACTGCAAGGTCCTTGGCTGCAACGAGACTAGCCATCCATCAGGCTCGGTCTTCGAGATCACATTCAAAGGGCCAATCACTGAGCTGCTAGTCATCTATGGGAAGTACTTCTACGGCAAGAGCCCAGATTCGCTCAGCCTCGACGACTTGCGTGACTTGGTGAGCAAAGAGATGGGACAGCTCGAAGAGGCGCAAGAATGGTACGTCGACTGGAAGGACAATGAAGGAGACAGCGGAACATCTGGGCCGTTTGCTACGAAAGAGGAGCTCGACAAGTACATCGCTGCTTCTGACGCACGAGCATCAGCAAGCGAACGCACGGACTTCGGAGAGCCTTACTTGAAGGACAAAGTCGCCAAGCCGGCGACGAAAGTTGAGCCAAAGAAGGAAGTAGCTAAGGTTGAGCCGGCTAAGCCAACAGTCCTCAACGTTGGTTCCGTTGTCGCTCGGCTCTTCAGAGGCATCTTTGGCCAGATGTATGACGTCAAGGTCATGAGCAAAGCAGAGGTCATGAAGTTGGCTGACTCAGATGACCATGCTCGTCTCTTCATAAGAGACCTCAAAGGCGGTGACTTCAAAGACTGCATCGTCATGAGCTGCAACCGTGATGTGCTGGACATCGATGACTTTGAAGGAAAGATGCAGGCGCTGCTTGGCTACATTGCGGTCAAGCCTGAGCAGTTCTACTTCAAGTCAGACGTCGACGGCAAGGGGAAAGACTGGGTCTTCCTCCCAATCGACTACGCCGACTGAACATCTCCAGCAGATGTGACGAAGCAGGCCGGAATCGCTTCCGGCCTGCTTGAGTCTTTGGAACTAGACACAATTTGTCACATCATCGGCGGCATCTGAGGCGCGCTCTTCTTGGCGTCCTCGGGGTCGTCGACGATGCCGCAGTCTGTCGTAAGGAGCAGGCCTGCGATCGAAGATGCGTTCTCCACCTCGCTGATGATGACTGCTGCAGGGTCAACGACGCCATCGGCAACCATGTCCACGTACTCCTTCTTCAGGACGTTGTAGCCGGTGCCATTCAGCGTGCTCTTCTCAAGCAGCTTGGCGATGATGAGCTCAGTCGTCTCACCAGCGTTGTCAAGGATGCGCTTTGCAGGAGCGCTCAGCGACTCACGGAGGATCTCTGCTCCAAGCCACTCATCACCAACGTAGTCAGCCTTGTTGAAGTTGACTGCCTGGCTGGCTTCAAGGAGCATGACACCACCGCCAGGGACGATGCCGGACTTGATCGAGTTCTTGGCGCTGTTGAAGGCGTCATCAACTCGGTCTTTCTTCTCAGCAAGCTCGGTCTCGGTCGTTGCTCCAACCGAGATGACTCCAATGCCAGAAGTCAGCTTGCTGTAGCGCTCAGTGAGCTTCTTCTTGTCAAACTCATCCTTGGCGGCGTCAATCTGGACCTTGATGCTGGCGACATACTTGTCCAGCGCTGCCTTGTCACTGCAGCCACCAACAATCGTCGTCTGGTCCTTGCTGACGATCACATTCTTTGCTGATCCAACGATTCCGCAGCTGAGGTTGACCTGGTTGAGCACAACTCCGAGCTCGTCTGAGACGACTTGGCCGCCGCAGAGAGCGGCGATGTCGCGGAGGATCGCCTTCTTGTTGTCGCCATAGCTTGGAGCTTGGACGGCGCAGACAGGGAAGCCCTTCAGCTTGTTGATGACCAACGTTGAGAGTGCATCGCCTTCGACGTTCTCCGCGATGATGAGCAACGGACGGCCTTGGCCATTCGTCGAGACGTCTTGGAGGAGAGGGATGATCTCCTGGAGGTTGCTGAGCTTCTTCTCAGTCACCAAGATCCATGGATTGCTGAGGTCTGCCTCCATCGCCTCGTTTGTGACAAAGTAAGGAGAGAGCCAACCGCGCTCGATGACCATTCCTTCGACGATCTTCGACGCCATTTCAGTTCCGCGGCCGTCTTCGACTTTGATCGTCCCTTCAGTTCCAAGCTTGGAGAAGACATCAGCAATGACTTCAGCGATCTCCTCGTCGTTGTTCGCACTGATCTTAGCGACCTGCTTGATCGCATCTTTGCCGGAGATTGGTGTTGCGCGGCCTTCAACATACTTGATGACAGCCTTTGCCGCCTTGTCGATGCCATTCTTCACCTGGACCGCATTGGCGCCCATTGAGACGTACTTGAGGCCGTTCTTGTAGATTGACTCACAGAGCACAACTGTGCCGGTCGTTCCATCACCAGACTTGTCGTTAGTCTTGCTTGACGCTTCGCGGACGAGCGACGCACCGATGTTCTCAAAGGGGTCCTTCAGCTCAACCGCCTTCGCGACAGTGACGCCGTCCTTGGTCAAATGGATTCCTGCTCCGCGTGAGATCGCGACTGTACGGCCTTTCGGTCCGAGTGTCGAACTCACAGCTTTGCTGATCTTAGAGACGCCCGCGAGGACCTTGCCTCGAAGCTCCGTGTCATAGTTGATCATCTTGCTCATGCTAGTTCTTTCTTGTCTTTCTGATTGTTCTGTAGACATTATTGTACAGTCCGCCAGATGAAGTAAATAGTGATGCTATGAAGACCATCATCACAATTGTGCTGAACGCCATTGGAAGCAGCTTGGCAAGCATCCTATGCGAAGGCTTGAGCTGCGCTAAGGCGCTCATCCAGTTCCTAAATGGAAAGCGCCAAGACAAGAAGGAAGCTGAAGCGCAAGCTAAGGTTGATGCCAAGAACAGCGCGATTGATGATGCGTGCAACAATGGCACTCTAGAAGACCTTTTAGACGCAACCAAAGGAGTGAAGAAGTGAAAGCTTTAGCCATAGTGGCGATGTTCGTGATGCTGCTTGTTGGATGTAAGACAGCTGAGCCAACAGTCGAGACTACCAAGTGCTGGGAAGGGCACTACTACAACACCAATGACTTTGTGACAGCAACAAAGCAGATCGAACTTGGACCAAAAGAGTCTATTTGGGTCCTCTCAAACCGCACGCTGTCGCGACTTCTGCAAAACACAGGAAAGTGATGACTATGACAGAAATGACCATGCCAGCGGACGTCAAGAAAGTCCAGAAGGCCCTCAACAAGCTCATCTCCGAAGAGATGCTTGCGTACCTCACCTACAACGCCTATACCATTGCTGCTGACCCAGTCAACATCCCAGTGATCGCTGAGACCTTCAAAGAGATCGCCGAAGATGAGCTCAATGACCACCATGCCAACCTTGTCGCATGGGCGCTCGCTCATGGCTATGACATCCCTTGCAACTACAAGGAGTATGCCAAGCATGCATCTGAAGTCTCCGTCGCAGCGTACGACAAGGTGAAGAAGAACCAAGATGCGCGCTACTACATCGAAGAAGCACTCAAGGCTGAATGCGACGCCATCATGTCCTACACTGAGTTCCTTGACGCCGACTACATCCCATACGACTTGAATGCGATCATGCTCCAGAACTACTATGATGAGCTTGAGCACAGTGAAGACCTTCGCTCATTGCTCTACGGCATCGACGCCAAGGAACAGTTTGGATTCGACTGAGAGGGAAGAGGAAGACTACAATGCACTACAACATCCAAAGCATGAGCAAGATGGTGCCAAGCCTCAAGGAGTTTGGCTATGACATCAAGACCCAGATTGAGAACGGCATCATCGGTGTAGACAACTCAAGAGCCTACTCCCGCGAGTGGATCAACAACTACTTCAAGATCGATGGGCCAAAGCCAAAGAACCGCTATGCGAAGCGCGACCAATACATCAATGACCAGCAAGTCGATGAAGTTGGCTACATGCTTGAGCACAAGAAGTTCCTCGCATTCGCCAAATACCTCTACAAGCAGCTAGATGAGTCTCTCAAAGACACCCAGTTCGGCTTCTGGACAGTTGACCAGCTCAATGCGCTCATTGACCTAGCGCACAAGTACAACGGCCTGACGACAGACAACTACAAGCTGGCCATCAACTTCGACGTGCTCAGCAAGTACATCAAGATCTCACCTGAAGTCTCATCTGTGCAGAAGCTTGAAACTAGCGACCTTGACTTGAACAAGCAGTACCGCAACAACTACCTTGACACATACCGCCTGCTTGGCGCGCTTCTTGGTGAGATCAAAGGCCTAGAAGAGCACCTCAGAGAGTATGAAGCCAACTTGGCGCTTGTCGCAAAGACACCGGCATTCAAGATCAGCTGCCTCGTCTCAAAGCTGATGGTGTTCTACACTGTGGTGTTCGCCATCCCAAAGGCCTTCAACAACTACATCAAGTTTGGCATCGCCAAGTTCGAGCAAGAGAAGTTCGACAAGGCGCAAGCAGCCGCTCAAGCTGAACTCGACGCCATGGACCCGATCTCTCGCTACTATGCGACACACTCTTACACAGGAGACTGATGAAATGAGCATTCTTAAGAAAGCGCTTGCAGCTTTGGCCCTTATGGCCGTCTTAGTTGGCTGCACCACAAAGAACGACTACCAAGGCGACACAGGCACCAACACTGTCATCTTTGCTGCCGGATTCAATGAAGAGCAGTACGTCTGGGAGGCTTTCCTCTTTCCGACGAACCGCACCGAAAGGTAAATAGCTCAACTGAGGACAACAACTATGGACCTAGAGACAATCGAGTTAGGCGGACTGAGAAGTGCTGATCCGCTCATCACTACAGACGCACTTTCTACCGCAATCAATGGCCTGGCCGACAAGACTGAAGTCTGGCTTACAGTTGACCCTTCAACTGGCCGTGTCGCAGCTACATACGATGACGGTGAATAATCACAAACTTGCCTGAACAGCAGAAAGCAACAAACTTATGGCTATCACAAAGATCGACCTCGCAACATACTCACAGCAAGAGCGCATCCTTACTGGCATCGACGCCCTCGCAATGAGCACTAGTTCCATCCAACCTGTCCGTTGGCACGTCAAGCGCATCAACGGCAACCAAGTCACGCTGAACTAGCGCGACCCGCCTGATGCCTATGGAGTCCAATGGGCAAGCACGCGCATCGTCAAGAAGCAGAACGCTGTCCCAGCTTACCCAACGGATGGCACGCTTGTCGTTGAGACCACGACTCGCAACCAATACGCCTCAACTGGCTATGTTGACACCCAAGCTGACGCCGGGACATGGTACTACAAGGCCTTCCCATATTCCTCAGCAGGGCTTGCCAACGTCTCGGACCTCAATGTCTTCGCCGACTCTGAGCAATATGGCTTCTACATCGACACCCTCGACGCTGATGAGAACAGCTGTGTCCACTACATCGGAGCAAACACTGACTTCAACAAGCTCTACATGGACTTCAACAGCGACACTTTGGTCTGGGGAGACTGGCAGAATGCCTTCTTCATGCCAAAGCCTTGCATGCTGAACCTTGATGGCACAGTCGCATACTACCTCAACCCTTCTGACTACACTAAGAAGGCTGATGGGACCGCGTCTGATGTCACAAACACCGCTTATGCTGGAAATGCGATGATGGAGTTCCCTGCGATCTACTACAAGATCTACACGGAGAACAACAAGCACTACTTCCTCATCGCTGACAACAAGATCGATGATGACTATGAGTGCTGGAGCTGCAAGAAGGCTGATGGCACCTACTCTGAGCACTTCTACCTTCCTTGCTACGAAGGCTCTGTTGTCTCTGGAACACTTCGTTCTATGTCGACAGGAGCTCTTCCAACAGGAAGCACAAACTCGACGAACGAGTACCAGTATGCTACAAACAACGGCTCTGGCTGGTACCCAACACTTTGGGCTGATGAGATGCTCATGCGGATGCTTGGAACTCTCGTCTTTGGCCGCTTGAACTCGCAAGAAGCTATCGGGTCACTCTACAAAGCGGGCTCAGGTTCGCTTTACCTCAACTGCGGCTCGCTGAACGCTAAAGGCCTCTTCTATGGTAAGCGCTTCAATGGAGTCGACAACCAGCTCACTGGCACTAAGTTCTTCGGCATGGAGAACTGGTGGGGACATCGTTGGCGCCGTTCACAAGGCTTCAATACTGTTGGAAGTGGAGCAGTTTGGGTCAAGATGACTCCTTCGATGATTGATGGGTCCAAGTGTGTCGGATTCAAGACAAGCGATTCTGAGGCGGACTACACTGGCAACTATGTCTCTGCCGGCAGTATCTATTGTCCAATGACTTCAGGTGACTTCATTACTGGCATCAACGCCACGAAGTTCAATGCATTCAGCCCGACTACAGTTGTTGGCTCATCTGCGACATACTTCTGCGACAAGATGTGGAGCAATACTGGCGTTAAGTGCCTTTACTCTGGCGGCAACTTGAACAATGGCTACAATGCCGGTCTGTTCGCGTTCAACGCGAACAACGCCCCATCGAACGCCAACTGGAACATCGGGGCTT